CAATCCAGAGCCTTGTGGTCCCGGTCTTTGAGGAAACATTTTATCTCTCCTTTAAGTTAAAGTTAGATCAATCTACTCTGGTCTTTCGGAGCCGTAGTGGTGCCACCACCAGTGAATCCACTAGCCAGCCCAGTACCTGCTTTAACCAAATCCTGCATCCAGCTGAGGTCCATAGGTGGTGCTGCTTGCTGCGCTCCACTAACAGCACTACCAAGCGTCTGCAAGCTTGCCTGTGGCCACATGGTGCTGAGGAATTTAGCGATATCACCGTAGTCATCGCCTACACCTTCGACACCACGGTTGAGAGCGGTAGCCATAGCATCCTGCCTACCGCCTACATCAGCTGCGATACCAGATTTACCTGCGCTATTAGCAACTTTATTAAAGGCGTCGAGTTGACTCATCAACTCTTTCTGCCGGAAGCCTTCTTCACTTTGATAGAGGTTACTTCCACCGAGCCTTCCACTCAGCAAGATATCCGCGAGTGTATTACCAGATTGCTCATTTGCCATCCTGATGATCTGTGGGAGTTTCGCTCCCTGATCCATCCTCAGAGCCTGTCGGCCGACCATAGCCTTTCCACGGTCGCTAGACTCACCACCACGTAGAGCGAGGAGTTTAGTTATCTCAGCGATTGTGGAATCCCTACTCCCACCGCCAGTGAGAAGCTTATTCCTAGCTTGCTGGTAATCTTCGCTCGCCTGTCCGGCTCTGAAATGTCCGCGCTCGAAATCTGACCTGTCAGCGGCTAGAGCTTCTTTACTCTGTCCACTAAGATCAGTGACAAAGCCACGACCAGGGATGAATTTAGTTGTATCGCCATAGACGTTAGAGCGAGGACCGGAGAGAAGATTAATCAGATCACCTAGGATATCTTCTCTCTGCCCACTCTTCTTCTTAGCGTTCTTCTGTGCCTTCGATTGCTTCTTAACGCCCTTCTTAGCAACCTTGATGCCCTTTTTGCGAGCCTTATTAGCAAGAGCAGCTTGTCGCGCTTTATACTCCTGCTCGTTCTTGGCGTTCATATAGCCGATGCCAGCGTTAGCCGCCGAGCCAGCTGCGCCGATGATAGCTGCGAGAGGAAGGACCATTAAATTTCTCCATCCAACTTTAAGTTAAAGTTAGAACACATTGCCTAGGCCACGCTCTTCATCTGGATCATCATATATCCCGCTCAGAGCATTCCGGTCATACTTGGTGTTCTGCGCGCCTTGAGCAGCACCAGCAACTGAGCCAAGCCCGCTCGTCTTGAACAAGTCTCCCGGCAACTGTGCCTCGAACTGCGAACCGAGATTCGTCATGAAATCATCAAAGCTCTTGTTGATATCTTCTTGGTAGTTTTGTGCGTTGAAGTCCTCTCCGAGCAACAAGCCACCAGCATCTCCCTTAGCTTGGCCGAAAAGTGCATCTAACTCTCCCTGTCCACCGGCGAGAAGATTATCACCGAGACCAGTAAGAAGGCCTTGAGCCCGCGCACCTTGTTGTTCTAAGTCCCCTTGAATACCAGTAAATCCAGACTCAGTGATGACACCGCGATCAAGCAGATTCTGCGCGTACTGATTAGCTTCGCCGCGCTCTCTGTTCAATATCTCTGCGATGATGCTATCATCGGCGGTGTTCTCAATCCTACCCATAGGATCAAGAGTGTTCGCCTCTCTCATTGACCTAGCTCTCAGAGCATTCTCTAGATCAGTATAGAGACGCTGACCTAGACCAGTAAATGCAGAACCGGGACTAGCTAGATCAGGGACACCTGCTCTGGCACTCGCGATGGCTTGGTCAATATCTGCTCCGTACTGGGTAGGGTCTAGCCCCATGTTCTGGAAATAGCGAACAATATCTTCTCTGCCAGTGCCCGCAGCCGAATTTACCTGTTGCTCCCACGCAGCGCGAGTCGCAGCAAGTTCCTCCGGCGTAGGAGTCAGATCATCGATGGCTTGAGCGCCAGAAGGGTCTTCTTCCTCGTAATCGCCTTCATCAGAATCATCTAGCTGATTCTGTAAGTCTTTGTTTTCCTTTTTTTCTTTCTTAAGCTTCTTCTTAAGCTTCTTTACTTGCGGTCCGGCCATAGCTATTCTCCGCGCTTTAACTTAAAGTCTATCATATCACACCCGCTCTCCACCGTCAATGTTATTCACACGGTTGATAGTTCTTGGAATGCCCGTTCCATGTGCCTTTTGCTGCCTCGACAGCGATAACCAAGCAAGCACCTAGATACAATCCATACGGTATGCAGATTTCCTGCAAGATTCGATCACCTAGGCGTTGCTCGATAATCAACGCTAGACTTGCGTCGTCAATGTCTGGTTTGGTCGCACAGACTTCCTTATATAGCACCTGTAGCTCTGGTAGAATAGGCTTGATAATCTCGTAAGCCTTCTCTGTCACTACAAGCGGGGAGTTCTGCTTCATGAGTTTGTCCACTATGGCTTCACTCTGTCCCCGCCTGAGTGTGAACATCCACATGGTGTCCACTTTGACTTCGATTTCCGCTATCTTCTGCGCTACACTGAAGAACACCTTTACGACAGTGAATCCAGACGCGACTAAGCTCGCGATTGCAATTATGTCCGATAGCGTTATTTGTTCTAGAAACATTACGGACACCCATGACGTAGCCCATCGAAGCCGAGATAGGTTTTGGTGTAGGTATCATAGCTTCTATATCTCTGAATACACCACTCGATGCTTCTCTCAGGAACGACTACAACTTCCGGTTCGCGAGGAGCAAAGGTGCCACCCACCAACCCCCCAACAACCCCGCCCCAAAGGGCAGTACCAGGGTCACTATATCCACGACCCCATCCACGGCCCCAACCACTATATCCTCCACGATTATGACCTCCACTCCATCCACGGTTATGACCTCCGCCATGACCACCGCGACTCCAACTTTTACCACCACGGGGCTCCGCGCTGACAGCGGCACTTACCGTCATCAGCGCGGTTCCCAGTAGGATGATGGAGATTATCTTCACCATCCGCCCCATGCTATTTCTTCCCGAACCAACGGTAGCCAGCAAGGCCACCAAGGGCACCGCCAACTACAGGAAGGACTGCACCAACAGCGGCAATACCGGCACCAACTGCGGCGAAGGGAAGTAACACTGGCGCGGCGGCAACAGCGGCTGCGGCGAGGGCCACACCAGCTACAGCACCAACACCAGTAGCAACACCAGTCTCTAAGCTAGAGCCTGGGGTTTCCATTCTACCGTCACCATTCGACATTTGAGTTCTCCTTAACTTTTAGTTAAAGTTGCCTCTTTCTTCAGTCCCTAGCCTACGTCTCCAGATGAACCAGGACCAGTTTCCACCTGAAGGGTTGTTAGCTCAATAATCATATCGATGATCTTGAGCAGGATGCGTTGATACGCGAGAATCTGCTGTCGATAATCCCCAGTATCAATAGCATCACCAGCTTGCTTAATGAGCCTCTCGCGAAGCTCTTTAGCCTCTTCGTGGATTTGTCTGATCCTCATAGCTCAGAACCTCCTTAGTCACTTTATCATTTGGAATACTATCTGCAAACTTCTTAGTATCGACTGTGATGGTCTGAACTTCATTAGTTCCTGCCGCAGCCGTGACGAGAGCTTTTGGTCGATTGACATACCAACCCCAGGCATATACCACAACTGCACCTAAGCCACCAGCGATGGCCGCAGCGGATGCTTCATCTATCCCGTACTTAATCAGCCAACCTACGAGAAGAGCGCTCGTTGCACGAAAGAAGGCGTCAACCTGAGGGGAGAGAGTGTTCATTTCTTCTCTTCTTTCTTGTCGGGATCAACAAACTCACCCTCGACACAAACGCCGTTCACCTTCGGGCAATCCTTAGGTGCATCTTGGACAGGCATGATGGATGGCGTCCAGATGATGCTGCTCTCCTGCGAGACCGCTGCACAGATTGCTGTTGCAATGTGCATTGCGCCCGCAGCATTGGGATTAGCCGCGTTGATAATGGCTGTCACGCTGGCTACTGTCGGTAAGAAGCGACATATCTGCACAGTGTATGCACGTACCTGCTCGACTTGGTTTGCACCGCAGCTAGATAGCATCAACACAGCACAGAGAGCGCTAACTTTAAGTAAAAGTTTCATTTCGGCCACCTATATCCTAGAAGTCGGTTTAGTCCATACGGCTCGTAACTAACTCTATTACGTTGATTTCCTCCTAGAAGCAACAAATTGTTTGCATCTTTCCTAACGAAGAAACCAACGTGCCCCTGCCATGACTCCCCCCTTTGTAACACAACAATGCACCCAAGTCTAGGTGTTACTAATTTCTGTCCCCAACGAAGGTAGCTCCTAGCGGCTAGACTTCTGCTACCTCTATATCCTGCACGCTCTAACATAGCTCCTACAAAAGCGGCGCACCACGGTACTGAGTCCGGTTGTCTCTGACCTGTTGCGTCAGCATAATACCGAACAATCGTAGGATTGTTCATGGCACCAGCAAACTCTTGCGTCCATAGTTCTTTTACAGCTAGATCATACCATTTAACTTGCATTATTGATGACCTATGATAGCACACTTCAAGCCAGCAGGAGAGCCAGTACCAACAGTGTCTACGTCGATGCTAACCTCAGCGTCATTCGCTATAGCAGTATCCGATATGACCGCCGCGGTAGCAGCACTCGTTGTCGTGGTTTCGTTGTTATCGAACGTGAGCTTCGTAGATAGGATCGTCGTTCCTGATTCATTTATATCTACAGTAAATAAGCTCCCGCTGGTCTGAGCTACATTCAGGCTACACCTTACACCAGTAACAGTAAATCCGTATGGCGCTCTGAATGTAACCTTATCCGTCGCTGCCGTGATGACAGTAGTTTCGTCACTTGCAGCAAGAACAAAGCTCTCGGTGATGTAACTGGTAGTAGTTGAAATTACCAGATTTGTCGGCGGTGTAAGATATCCACACTGTCCAGCTGAATCATCCCAAAATAGAAAGCGGTCAGCGTTAGGGTCAGCGCCGCAAAAAGAGACAATAGCAGCACCAACCGTGCCAGCACCAGTTCCTCCTTCTGTAACAGCGATATCAACTGTAGGAACAATCGACCCGGTAATGGAAATGTTTCCAGTGCCCGTAATATTTTGTGAATTGAGGTCAAGTGCGCCTCCTAGTTGTGGAGTCAAATCTTCTACGACGTTAGATATACCTGCGCCAGCGCCAGGGAGAGTACTCCAATTAGCTTTTCTAACATCGCCTTCTGCGCCATAGATAATGACGAAATCACCTGATGCCGGAGCAGCCTCAGTCGTAAGATCAGCTAGACTGAAGTTGTCGAACGTCGCGGCAGAGTCGTCCCAGCCCCATAGTTCGTCTAGGTTATTATCGTCCAGATCAAACGCGAATCCTTGTACGCTAGCTAAGTTCGCTAGTGTATCGATTGCAGTCTCGATATTGGTTTCAGTTGTAGCGTCAATACCGAGACTGCAACCAGTTAGATCAAGTGAGTTATTCGTCTGAATTAACTGACAGTCACCACCGTCCCAATCGACGATCCCTCCTTCTTCTAGGTAAACGTCAGCAGCTTTCGATGCACTTGTCCCAAGCGTAAATGCTCCGCCGCCAAGATTACCACCTAAGACAGGGGCTGTATCTTGAACAACGGCGGTGATACCAGAGCCTACACCCGGAAGCGTACTCCAGTTTACTTTCCTTAAATCTCCCTCTGCACCATAGACGAGAACAAAGTCACCTGCTGCGGGACTTGCCTCTGTCAGTATGTCAGCGAGAGGAAGGTTAATCGCAGCGCCTAGCGAGTCATCCCATCCTAGAAGCTCATCCAGACCATTATCCGTTATGGTCAGCGGAATGGAGAACATACTCTTGAATTGCGTTGAAGTCAACGCCTGAGCAGTTCCGGTAGACGTGGTTCTACCGACGACAGTGTTCGCAGGGAGGTTCCCTAAGAAGTCCTGAGCGCAGACAGGGCTAGATAGAAGCGCCGTAAGAGCAAGAACTTTAAGATAAAGTTTCATATGAACCATCCTAGACCGTCTGGTCGTGGGAATATCTCAACACTACCATTGTTGACGTTGATGACATAACTCGTGTTTCCAGAGATAGTCTCGGAACCATCTGGCGTAACTGTGATATTATTCGATGTTGCGTCACCTTTGAGGTCAGCGATCTTAAGCGCTCTCCGTCGATCTGCTGATGCAGGGAGAATTACTGCTGTTGATGCCCCGATGCTCTTGTTGACTAGCACGATATCATCTGAGGCTACAACAGTAATATCCCCGGCTGCGGTAACTACTCGAACAGTCGGATCAGCGGTTATGCCTGACTCTTCCCAGTAAGTAGGATGAGCAACACGGTCAGCAGAGAACGTACCAGTAGAGGCTGAGGTATGCGCGACTAGGCAGACCCATAGCGTACTTGCTACTGGATCAATAATCTTGACGCCAACTGTATATGCTGTCGCATTCTGCCAAACGCCCGCGATGCTAAGTCCAGTGAACACAGCTATGGCTGCATCTAGCACCTGGAAGTTCGTGTTAACAGCCGTATGCCAAGTTACCTCATCGAACGTAGGTAGTTCGAGATTTAAGTTTGCGGTTCTTTCACTCATCTTCCGAATCTACCTTCTGAGAATAACTGTGTGAGAGAAACAACTCTGAGAGGTTCCTTTGTTGCGCCATGAAGGCGATACTTTGCAATCTTGAACTTGACAGGATGGGACCAAAGGCGCTCATCCCTAGTCCTCCTGCTCCCACCATAGTTCTGGCCATTGTTCCCATAACCATCAGCATCGCCACCGATATACTGAACAGTAAGTGCAGGATCATATACGGTCGGGTCACTGGGGTCTCTATAAATGTTATCCACGAACACATCTACATTGAAGAGAGCGTCACCCTGAGTATCGAAAGAGAGGAAAGCTAGCCGCTTCAGCCGAGCCCGCGTCCCTGCGTCAGTCCAAGGCATTTCCCAATCGAATGAGATATCCTCTCCGAGGAACAATTCCCAAAATGTGGAAGCATCTTGTTCTACAAGAATAGGCGTAATCCCATCCTCTGCTGTGATAAACTCATCATTTTCATCTAGTAGAGGAATAGCACCTTCACCTGCTCTGTCATCTGCAAAGTCTCCGTCATAGGATGATAGATGCGCGACTAGGCACTCATAGATATCTCCCGTGTCAGGGTCTTTGATCTTATCTCCTGCGACATAAGTGGTATTGTTAGCCCATTCTGCGCTGAAGTCTCCGATGTAGTCAGCAGAGTATTCCTCATCAGTTGAGGTAGTAGAGAAAGCCTCGTTACCATACTGATATATGCGCGTGTCTCGTGAGAAGAACACTCTGCCAAGTGCAGAAGATGTACCAGCGCGGAAGTCCCAACCGTTGTATTCACTCCACGCTTTCACTTTGCCCTTACCATCGAAGGTATAGACAAAGACGCGCTTGTCTTGCGTGTCTGCATCGACAGGAATGAGGATCATGTACTGCCCGCCGAGGCGATCATGGACCGCGAATATCTTATTCTCCCTGTCATCAGCAGGGATTTGCGATATCTGGTTCTGATAGTCTGGCGCTATCAACTCACTCAGTCTGTCCGGTTCTACCTCGCCGCTAAGCACGTTCCTTCTGATCGTGTTGACGCCTGCAACATCAATAAACAGAAGATCATTAACGAGAGGAACGGCCGCGTTGTGAGAAATATTCCCAAACTTATGCAGGGTATCATCAACAACAGGAACATGGTTCCCATCTTCATCGTATTCTCCGAGGATCACCTTAATGGTCGCAGAGAGAAAATGCACAAACAGATAGTTTCTAAAACTACTTATGCCCGTGATCTGCTTGGAGTCTTCTGGAGCATATGCTCCAAGATCGACACTGGTACCATCATTAGGAGCAGGGTCGCCAATAAAGGTGCCCACAGTGCCAGCAGCACCAATATAAATAACACTTTCTTCACCGACGATTCCAGCCAAGACCAGATAGTTTCCCACGGTCGTGCAGTATTTCGCGATTGGTACATTGACGTTGCTCCCGGTAGCTAGGTCTTGAAGATACCTGACGGCTAAGTCCTCCTGAACCTCAAGAGGTTTATCTACTCCGTTGCAGACAACGGCCGAGCCCTTGATTTCAGTGAAGCTCACGAAGTCAAGATTAGAACTCCAACCGTTAGGAGCGCCAGTCTGGCTCTGCGCGTAGCCTTGATCGAAAAGACTACTATTGTTGAAGCTGCTATTTGTGGCGATAACCTCTCCGTCTGCGGTTACACTGAGCAAACTCGAACTTAGATAAGACATGCCGATGATATCACCAGTACTCGGCCGATATATGTTGACTAGAGTTTTCAGGTCTAGTCCACCGGATAGACCGCCCGCAGATATAGTCGTGATTGTGTCACTCTTACCTGATGCTATGTCTCCACCTTGCGCTGTCGTAGTACGAAACTCTACATCACCGATGCTACCGGAGTCACTAATCACGACCCAGTAGAGCGTACCAGCAGATAGAGTCACCCCAGTGAAAGAGAACTTCTTAAACCCTGCGGTCTGGATGGTTAAAGTGTCAGAGGTAAAGAGAAGAGCAACTGGGTTAGTCCCATCGCTAGAATACAGAGTAGCAACAAAGTCACTAACACCGTTAACAGTAACGGCCTCAAACCAAACATCGACAGCGCCAGATACCAGCGCCAGCGTAGTTCTAAACTGAAAACCAATGCTCTTTGCATTAGGCTGCGCATCACCGAAGCTATCAGTCCCTGCGTTCGGTTGTTGCGCTGTACCGTGGGGCGTTCGAGATATGTTACCATTGGCGATATTCGTCTTGTACTGCGTTCCAAACCTAATCGCCTGACTTCCATCCTTCCTGCGGCTCCAGTTCTTCAAGACGCTCGCGTAGCGCGTCGAGAGCCCAACAGGAGAATCAATGACATTCCAGCCACCGCCAAACTCACGAAAGGTCGAAGCCCGCATTTTCCTCTTGAGGCGTGCCTGTGACTTCTCTCTTTTGTAGATCGCGACGTTGTTAAAGATGCTGACGGTCATAGCTTTAAGTTAAAGTTCCTAGTAAACCATCCACTCGGACAGATACCGCTCTGTCGGGTATCCAGTGATCGGGTTCTCGATCGGTTGATCGGCGTACTGCTTCATGATATCAACGAAGGTCTCGTTGAACATACGTTCAGCTAGCTTAGCCGCGTTCGGGTTGATATCCTCAGCTTCGAGAATCACCCAAGTAGCGCCAAAGACAATAAGATTATCGTCGAGATAATTAACCAAAGAATTAGCAACAGTAGGTTTAAGCCTAGCGTGTATCTTGACCCCTCCGGTGGCGGTTTTGGGCCAGAATTGTAGGAGTCTGGACGCATAGTAAGAACTCGCTGTGTCTAGGCTTTCGTAGTATCTAGGAGTAGTACCAGAAAGGTTAAAAGGGTTCCTCTGATCCGGCAGGATCGGGAGTCCTTTCTCCTGACCTGTAGGGATAACTGCCTTAATGTCGCGTAGGTCAACTACGCTAGTACCGAATGAGGTATCCGTTACAATGCCGAGCGTACCATCAAGAGTGAGTTCAAACCAGCGCATGTACTGGGGCCACCAATACTTACGCATGACAACATCAAACACCTGCGTGAGAGCTTCCATGACGCGCGGCTCAGAATATGTCTGAACGCTCGTGCCAGGAACCTCACCGACAGCGTGGATAACTCTTTCGGTCAGTGTTAAGAATGTCTGTGTCATGATAGAGTGAGAGCGGACTTTAACTTAAAGTTGCTAAAGCCCGCTCTCCTTCTCCTGCTACACGTGTCGAATGCCGTGCAGTCCACCGTTGCCGGTCGAGTTGTACGAAGGATCACCGACCATAGCGACGATAAGCTCAGTCGCGTCCGCTGTCTGGAGAGACTCATACGAACCTCTCGGGTCCAGCGTGGTTGTGGTCTGAGGATCAGTCGTAACACCTTGGACAACCTGGGTTGGAGTAAGCTCCACCCCGATCTGGAGAACGCCACCTGAGTCGGCGTCAGCAACAACGATCTCGATGTTATCGTTCTTTCTGAACCTATTCAGAGTGCGGTATCCAGCTGTGGTAGGCGCGTCAGTTGCCTTAAGACCTGCCGAGTCTGACGTATCGAGAGTGATCGTCAAACCGACAACGGCAACCGTTGCGAGTTCCACCGTGATAACCGGGTCAGTCGTCGAACCGACTGGCATACCCGGATTACCAATCAAGCCCTTGACGTAACCTGGGCAAGGTGGAATCACGAACCAACCAGAAGGACCGCCAGCGACAGCCGCTGCTGACGAGTAGGTGTACTGAATGAAGTCACGTTTGAAGAGAGGCACGAAAGCACCGGCTTCCTTTGCCCACATGACGTCACCCTTGTACGGGAGGCCCACACTATAACCAGTACCAACGTCTGCCGTGATAGTGTTAGATGCGGCAACGACAACTACGGCTTTCCAGAGGCGCTTGAAGATTTTGTTTCCGTAGATGATACCAGTCGAACCGTTGACGAAAGAAATTCTTTCGGTCATGGGCTGACCAAGATAGTCCCACCCATAGATATCGAAAGAACCGGCTGCGCCTGAGTCACCGCTTGGCGTCACACGGACATTTCGTCCATATGTGCCATCAAGCGCGGTATTAGCGCCTGTCTCAGGAAGAGTGATAGTACCGGCAGTTCCGTCAGCGTCGAAGTCGTTGAACAGAATGTCTGCGTCAACGGCGGCAGGGGAGCCTAGAGAGAACACACCGACCCCGTTTGCGAGGTCTGCGTGCATCTGCATTTTGGGCACGTAGTTATTGATGCCCGCAGGGAAGTAGTTCTGTGGTCTAAGCATAGCTATCCTCCTCCACCCTCTTCGGTAAACTAATCTTACCGTCGAAGTTTGGAACAGCAATCGGCCCTGCTACCGCTTTGACATAGTTAGCTACATCTGCTTCCATGTTCTCATACGACTGTGCAGGAGATTGGGAAGGATGAAGCGCCATGCCATCTGCGGCCATCGGCCGGGGCTTCTTGTTCAACCGATATCGCGCCAAGTCCTCAGCATTGCGGATGCGAAGGTAATGTCCAGCGGGGAACATCACCAGATAACCTGCATCCTCTTCTGCCTCGTAGGGCGAGATACGGCCGAGCTTACGGTCATAGGTGTACTTTGTCACCTTGACCTTACCTTCGAGCTTCCTCACAACGTAAGGGAGCCTCGGGCCTTCGAGTTTGCCTTTATTGGCCATTAGATCATCACCTTTAAGTTAAAGTTCTACGAGTTGATGACTTTTGCGTGGGTGCGGTGCATCTTCCAAGAGCACAGCTGACCTTCCCACACAACGCGACGGCCGATAGCATCCACGTTCCAAGGAGCGACAAGCTGCTTGACCTTCATATTGACGCCAGACAGAATGTGCAGCGTCAGATACTTATGGTTGAGGAAGTAGACGATATTAGCGTCGAGCTTCTCGTCAAAGATCAATGGCGTACCTTGGTGGGTAGTACCAACGATGCCAAGATTGACGAGTGCCTTGCCAGTTCCAGACTCGTTGAGCTGAATCTGTTGCTTATCGCGGGCAGCGGTTCTATGCAAGCGATAGATATTCCGTCCTGCGAAGATGCAATCTGGCTTCTCCGTGCCGCGCGTCAAGTCCATGATGATATCATCGAAAGCTTCCTCGATGTTGTTCGCATCCAGGTTGCCGTCGAAGTCATAGACCGATGGGCGCCACTGGGATTCTGTCGCGAGGGATATACCTCCAACAGTCCCGGTTGTCGGATCGTCCGGGATAAGGTTCGGGAGCCCGTTCGGGTCCGTGCCTGAGCCGGTCGAGACAAGATAATCGGAGAACTTCTCTTTGATGCTCTCATCCAGCGCCTTGATCTTACCTTCAAGAATCTTGAAGATGACCGCGGTGCCTTTGTTTTCATCTTGCTCTTGATCCGATATGATAACGGTTCCCACGACGCGAGCCATTGTATACTCGACCGTGGTGAACTCGTTAGTTTGCGCAACAGGCACAGGATCATAGTATTCCATGCTCGTTACGTTCGGGTTACGTCCGACGATGAGAGGATTGGTGATAGATGGTCCACCGTCCTCGGTCACGACGCGCTTAGTCGCAAAGAGATATGCGTAGACTGCGTTCGAAAGAGCCGAAGCTAGCATCAGTTTCTTGCGGCTGCGGTCGAGCATCGCGTGGACAACTGTGTCTAAAGCTGCCATTTGATTTGACCTTTGTGATTAAGAGCACAACTTTATGTTAAAGTTGTTTCACTCTATGTCGCCGTAATCTCTGATGACGCTCTTGAGAATATCCTTAAACTCCAGATCAACAGAAGCCGGGCTATCATCAATGCGTCCACCGTCTGCGGGAACGCCAGCGCGGGCTCGTCCGGCTGGCCTACCAACGGGTCTTCGACTCTGTTGACGCTCGGTTATGTTCTTGCGTAACAGGTGGTTTTGGAGTAATAGCCACGCCCCCTCCAGATTCAAATGACTGAAGCGGGGGTTCTTAAGGATTTGACCGATAACCGGGAGATACTGCTGTGCTTGTGGATTACGAAGCGTAAACGTCTGTATCTCCTGTTCTACTGCCTTCCTTGTTTGTTGTTGCTTCTCGCTTTCTGCAAAGCGGTCATTTAGTGGCTTGAGTGAAGCTTCGATCTTCTTCGTCATATCGGTGACGATTACACTAGGATCGAAAGCAGCTCCACCTGCACCAAGTGGTTTTATATCTATACCACGTTGTACTGCTCTTGTCAACAAATATCTTAATGCGTCCAGCGCTTTCCCATTGTCCTTGAACTGCGCTGCAAGGTGTAAAAACTCCACTTGTTCGTCAGGACTCAGCCCGAGTGACTTACCCACGTCATCGCGGCTATTAACACCATTAAGCTGACCTTGCAAAGAAACAATAGCATCGCGAGCTTGATGAAGTAATCCATCACGCTGTTGAATATCTCTCTGTAGATTAGATAACGACTTCTTTGCATTTACGGCATCTTCGTAGAATCTTCTCGCTGCTCCTGCTGGTGCAACGATCTTTCCGGTCTTGGGGTCAATAAGGTTTCCGCGCTTATCTGCTTTAACCTTGACTTCAATTCCGCCTTCATCGTCCTCCTCTCCTTCCTCTTCTCCCTCTTCATCCTCAGATTCTTCTTCTTCTCCTTCTTCGCTCTCTTCTTCATCGAGATCGTCTTCTGTGATCTCTTCCTTATCGTCATCGTCACCATTTTCCCCTAAGATGTTGAGGATATCGTCTTCAGCCTCTTTGGTAACGTCACCTTGCCTGGGTCTGGCCATTTCTTGCTCCTGTCATATAGGGTGCTAGGGCTTGCTTTGGATCAACGCCCTGTTTTACTTGCTGTAGGACTTTCGCTTTCTCTTCGGTGGGTAGTCCTTCGAGTTTCGCTCTCATATCTCCACCAGCGCCGTCTTTTCCGTCTCCGCTTTCTGGTGCGGGTTGTCCACCTTGATGTTCTGCTCCTGCGCCTGTTGAAACTCCTCTTTGTAGGTTTGCTTGAATCTCTTGTGTGATGCTATCCCAGTCATCTGAGGTAATCTGAATCTCAGGGAAAGCACTCTGCATGAGCTTTAACACTACACGCAGAGTGCTTCCCGGAGCGGCGCGCGCAAACTGTCCGAGTGATTGCGCGATCTGCACAGCCTCCTTCTTTTTGTACTGACTGGTAGGTTTCTCTGAGCTACCAGCAGCCACCTTTATGTTAAAGTTGGCGTTTAATTCAGCTATGGGCATGTTCTTCCAGATAGGCACGAACTTCTCACCAACTAGACCTTTAATGTCATCTGCTGAGAAGCGCGAAACCATAATCTCGGCCATGCTCCAAGCTACGTCCTCGACGCAAGCTTCGATGGCATCGGTTCTGTTGCTTACACGAAGCTGCGCGGCCGACACATACGCCTGTACAGCATCTTCTGTCGTGTTCGTTTTGAGTTGCGCACCGCGTAGAGCATCCGTAACTGACGAAAGGCGATCAATCGACGAATAAACTGGCGCCTTGTTAAACAGAGATTCGTAGTTAATACTAGGCGGCGCAAGCGCCTCCATAGCATCCTTGATTGATAAGCCCTCATCGATGTTGATGCCCAAGATGTTCTCACCGACGCCAGTCTTGAGGTAGTTCGCAATCTTCTTTGCATCATCGGGTTTCAACTTGTTGGAGTTATACACGAGAACATTAAAGACAAGACGCCGGATACGACGAACCTCAGCGTTGATCTGGTTGATTTCGTCTTGTTGATCGAGATAGAAGCTCGTCTCTCCGGCGGATACTACTCCACCAGTACTCGGATAGAACTGGATGAAGTAGTAAGGGAAGAACCTCGATAACTTCAGGTCATCGTTCCAAGCCCATACCGGCCAAGACCAGTCATTATCTACAAAGAGAAAGATTTTTCTCGTACTCCTGTCCCAGTAGTAGAAGCACTTGGTCATGTTCTGGTAGATATAGCTCTGCCGTTGCTCGTCCGTGTGCGAGGTCTTAGCCTCAGTACCTTCCTCGATGGCTTCTAAAACTAAGCCTAGCGCGTCCTCTCGCGAACCAGCACCATCAGTCTTGATCTTATGGGTAGGTTTGTAGAGAAGGGCTCTTTCTTCTCCATCGACCTTCTTGGTGAACCGGGCGTTTAGATAGTCTGTGGCGATGTAAGTCTCTTCTAGCATCCAGTTAGCGTCAGAGCCATCTTCGTTCTCAGCGCAAGGATCAATTATCAAGTTTATGGGAAGGACATTCGTGAGCTTAAAACCACCTGGCTCCATCCATTCCATATTAGTCTCAAGCGCCATCATTTGGCCCTCAATCTCTTTAACTTCCTTAACGTCCTTAGCTTTCTCTAGCTTACCGAAAAGCTCATCCATATCTAGGTTAGCTTTCTCTAAGCTATCGTCCTTAGATATGAAGTCGAGCTTGATGATACCTAGATTAGTCAACTCTGCATGGAGAGCCGCCTTCTTCATGCGGGGCTTGAGGTTCACGCCCTGCGGCTGCTTTTTGTTAAAGAGAGCGTTGATAGCACGAGACAGAAGCTCAGTGAACTCTTTATCCTCGTCTTGGTCAGTGGAGAATTTAACATCAGGATTTTTAGAATAGATCGCAGGGATCATGACCGACGTATTGGAGAAAACAAGATTTTCGTAACTATCCCCTTGACGGAACGTCGTAGGTCGCCGCTGAGTTTTGAATACATCATCCCGAACTTGATTGTGGTTATAGTATCGGTAGCACTCATCCCATGCTTGGCGCACAACCTCCATAGCTGTGACCGCAGCTTGTTTTCTTCTTTCGACATTTTTACCATACGCTTTCGACACACGAATGCCCGCGCTGCCAATTGCTTGCCACGCAGGGACTTCTTTCACTTTCTTGGGCGTAGGTTCCTCACCCATATCCGTGAGGATAGATTCCTCAGCTTCTTCTCTAGTAGCCGGTATCTTGGCCATCAGGTAACTCCGGGATAGTCTGTTGTTCTAGTAGAAATTTCTCTAATGCAGATTTAGCAGAACTTACATTATCATGTGTAGCACCGTCGTAGATGATAGCTTCAGATGCTGCCCGGCCTATCGTGGTATCTGCAAAATCGTGGAGGCCAGGATCAGATGGGTCCATACCGAGTGCCCGCGCAAGAGCGCCCGCATGACCTTCTGCCCAAGCTTTGCTCCATCCGAGTTTAGGCATCCTCGCGCGAACTGCGCCTGTGCGCGGATCACTAGGTGGTTGTATATCAGAGTAGTCACCTTGACCGGGGACCATCTGACCTGGACCAGAATAAGCTCGGGGCATCTACTTTCCTAACTTTAAGTTAAAGTTCATTCCAGTAAGTCTGGTGGTGTAGTGACAAAGCTCTTCACGTAGCTGTCGAACGCCTGATGAGACATATTCAGGTTCTGATCGGATGGGCCTTCATTCATGAGAGCTTGTCCGAGCGCAAATCCAGTGTTCGTGTCTGCGAAGCCATATGTCATTTCTTTGATTGCCGCTTCGTCAGCGGGATAATTATGACGCTGTAAGACTTCTGCTGCAACATCATGCAGAGAACGGTAAAGCTCCTCTCCTACAGCATTGATCTTTTGCATGTCCCCCGGAACCTGGGTAGATTGTAGTTCATCCGGAAGTTGACCGTGCTTCCTAACTGCTGGCTTCCATGGATCGATCTCGCCATCCACGTAGTCACCCATTTGTACCTTATCGAATCCCATGACTTTAACTTAAAGTTGAGAGATAGAGGATTTCTCCTCTATCTCCCTTCTTTCCTCTATCGTGTGTTAGCTGAGATAGCAGCAGCCAAATTGTCCGTGGACCCACGGAGTGAATCGGCTAGTGCCTGAAGTGCTGCTGGATCGACGGTTTCGCCTGAAGATGCGATTAACTCATCGATCTTTGCAACAAGCCCTTCGAGGGCAAGTCTTGCACTCTCATCCACAGAAGTGTTGCGGGCAACCTCTGCGGCTAATGCGTCAAATTCTGCTGCCATTAGAATCTCCGATGCTGTTAGGTTGATTAGTGCATTTAGAACGGCGTCCAGTTTCTTCTCAATGTTAACCAAACGGGTTCTATCTGCTCCAGAGAAGGCCATTAGAACACCCTTTCTCTGATTGCATTCTCGTCTACTTCGTGCCAGAACATCCATGCAGGGGCTTTAGTACGATTCACCTGAATGATATCTCCTGGCTTCGGGCGGAAACTAAGCATGTACTTGATTGTATCTAGGGCGTGGTCATTTCTGTCAATAGGCCGATCCTCCTCTTCTCCTTGCGGGTTCTTCTTCCAAAAGTAGTTACCGAACTCTTCTGGAATGAAGGTGAGTTCGTCGCAGAAATAGATAAGACTACTCTTCGAGTCCTTATCTAGTCTAGGCATGTTGCTATATGTGTTAAGATATGCGCTCACTTTAGCAATTCCGCTGTTAATTGAATTATCCGAGGGCCGCATCTTAATAGAATAGTCCCCTTCGTACTTTTGGGCAATTGTTGTTCCGAGCGACTTATAACCAGGCATGACCTTTCGCCTAAATAAGTCTGGATCAGCGCAAATAGGGGCTTCGATATCAATAAGCCCAACATACTTAGCTCTGATCTTTCTGATCTCTCTGGCTTGGTCCTCAAAGCTCATTTCCTTCTTATAGAAGCCATCGACTACAAAGACACGACCGTATTCATCGACGAATGATAGAAGATAACAAGAGGGTACGGCCATGCCAAAGTCATAACCTTCAAGTGCGGTGATCTTATGTCTTCCGGCTGAGCGGAGTTTATCGAGGTAAGTAAGGATGAACTCACGTGGGAGCATATGAAGCTCTTCCTTAAAATTTGGATATACCAAGCCTTCATAAGATGCCCATTTACCCAACAGAAACCTGTCCCGCATCTGCCCAGTAAAGGTATCTTCAATTCCTTCAATGAAGTCCGCAGGGAGATTGTCAATGTTCTCATAGGTTGAGCCCTCAAAGAGTTCTATGATGGGCATGTTACGCCGACGATCGTACATCAGATGCTCAGTCACGGTCCCTTTGGCTAGATAAAGGTGGAGAGGTTTAATAACTCTCCGATAAAACCAATTAGAAGTAGGATTGCAAGTGACGATAAGCCACCTAGGACCAGTAGGAGGCATATCATTAGCAGTCCCTCGATAAGGAGTCGTACCACGTAGGCGTCCCATTAGGTCAAAGAAGTCTTTCTCTACGATTCCTGGGTCTTCGATCTGATCTATGCCGATCAAATCATATGTAGCTGAGAGCAAGTTGCTAGTTGTCTGGCCATCCTCAGCAGTTTTTCCTCTCTGTGCGACGTATCGAAAGTTAATTGTCGTGCCGTTGTGTAAATACAGCGTGTTATCGTCTTTTGAGGGCCATCTGCGCACGATTGACTTCGGTATCCACTTATAGAACTCTTTGCGTAGAGTATCGTTAAGTTTCGGGAAGGTTTCGCGAGCAAGAAGCATATTAGCGCCAGGATAGTCGTCAGCAACTTGAATTGCCTTAATTGACAAAGCTGCTGTCTTACCATTTCCGAAAGCGCCTCCGTAGACTTGAATCTTAGCGCGAGATTTGTTGAATCTGTACGCAAGACCGTCCTTGTCCATGTTATATGTCGGCATTTCAGAACTTTTAGTTAAAGTTATTGATTATGTTTGCGTCTAGATGCTGCTGATCGAGGATAACGTCAGTGCAGCCGTGATGGTCGAGAGCTTTTAGCGCCGCCCAAGGCTCTGCCATGCCCGCTTCGATCAAACCATCGTACATAGCGGTACACTCAGAGACTAGATTTCTCAGACGCGCGTAGCGCACGAGTGTCTCTCTCCATGAGAAGTTCTCATCGCGACGGATTTCGATACCAACGCGGGTGGTATCCTCAATCGCAGAGATTATGGGGGACTCCACGCTGCTGCAACTCCTGCTCTCGCTACATTGTTCGTGCTATCAGCTTTGACATTGTATGATCCAGCGGTAGAGGATATAGCTGCACTTCCTCTTGATGCGCCAAGGTCATGATCGTAGGCTTCGTTTGCGTTGTTCCAAGAGTTTGAGTTATCGTTAGCTCCGGCAACGACATATAACGCGGCTCCATCTGTAGGCACGGTTATGTTATTAAATTCTATTTGATTATCAGAGCTTGCAGTCTCTTCCTCTTCGTCAACATTAGCGGTGCTGCCGCCAGTACCACTGAGACGGAAAACTCCTATAGATACATTATCGTCTAAATTGGCGTCAAAGTCAACACTTATATCTGCGGTGGTGCCTGATGCAACTGCGCGACAATTTATGCGTGCCTTAGCTCCATTGATGTTTGTTGAGACAATATGTGTGGCATCTGAGCCATCGATTTCGAAGTCATCTACAGAGGCGTTTGTATCAAACCACGCGACAGCTACGCAAACGACTCGATCTGCTGCGGCAGAACCTATGAAGGCGTTGTTGAAGTCTGCATGGGTTGTTCCGTTACCTGTGCGCGTGTTATCTGTTTCTATCAACGAGACAGGAGAAGATGATGAGCTAGAACTACCAGAGACGTATGGATTTATCGCTATCCATGAAGATAGAGATAACGCTAGAGTGAAGAGAAGAAGAACTTTAAGTAAAAGTTTCATGGATGCGCCTCAAGTTCTGTGATGCGCTTACGGAGGTTCTGTATCTCTACGATGAGATACGGAATAACCTCCTTCGCCTTGAATCTCCAAGGCTCCTTTAGTGGATCATCCCCGCCCTTCTTGACAAACTGTGGTGCGACTTCATAGAGTTCCTGCGCCTTCGGTCCAACACCGGGCTGACCCTTTATGACCTTAGCGGCAATATCAGCATCCGTTTTCCATGTGAAGTCATAGATTTTAATTTGATCGAGAAGCTCACCTACCTCAATCTCTGACTTTAACTTAAAGTTCTCTTTCAGACGCTCATCGGAAGTGTCGTCAACACCATCGTCTACACAGGTGATGGGCACGAAGTGAGCGTCATTTTCAAACGTGCAGGTAGTTGACGCGGTGTTAGATGCTGCAGAGACAAACGCTTTGAAGTGATCGCCGTTGGCGTTAGCCTCGTACCAAGCAGCAATAGCTTCGTCGTCCATGTGCATACCAATACCGGCCACACCTGAGTCAACGTCACCGATAACGACCGCACCATCCTGTTCAACATAAAATCTATCGGTTGGTGTGCCACTACCATCAGCCGATACCGAGATGATGATCCGTCCCGGCATATCACCAGTTGCACCAGGAGTGCCAGCACTCTGAGATTTAATCTCCGCGGCGAGGTCAGAAGAATTATTCCCATCGGCTCCACTGAAGCTGATGATACCAAGAGCGTCATTGGCCTGAACTATAGTTTCGGCAGCAACGGCAGTTCCTCGCGTCTTAACAAAATACAAATGCGGGCCGCCGGTATCGTTCGAGTAACGTACCAAGACGATTGCACTATCGTTCGTATCAAGCCCAAGAACTTGAATTGCAGGGTTGAACGTGGAGCTTTCGAAGATTGCCTGCGGACTGTCAGCAAGTGGGCCGACAAACCTGCCTCCATTACTTATGCGCCAGCGACCGAGACCGTCTCCTGAACCACCATCGGTGGTAGTAGTAAATGTCATCGCCCCAGGAATAACGTCGGTTCCGGGTGTACCGTCAACGGTAACGCTGATACCAGCAGCATCGTTATAGTCGGTGCCATCCGCGCCCATAAACTGGATGTGCCCAAGCTGGTCGCTTGCTTGGACAATGGTGTTGGTTCCAACAGTAGCACCGCGAGACTTACCTATGTGGATCACGGGCGCGAAGGCATTAGCACTGAAACGAACAAACCCCGGTGAGCTATCGTTATGATCCACGCCAAGAAGTTGAAGTGCCGGAATCTGCGTGTCGTCTACCGTTGATAGTCCTACGCCAGCAGTTGGACCAGTTAGACGCCCTCTGCTATCAATTACCCATCTTGTTGTAAGTGTTGAAGCGCCATCAGCAGTTGTTCCAAACTGAAGGCGCGTTGGCATATCATTTGCGCCAGGTGTACCATCGACGACAGCATTTATGAACGCACCTGGAGTGCTAAGGTCAGTACCATCTGCTGCGACCCATTTGATAGCACCAAGCAGATCATTGTTCTGTACAATGGTAAAACCGTTGAGGGTCGTGGCGCGAGACTTAACAAAGAGCACTTTACCCGCGGTAGCGTCGTTATCGAAGCTAGAGATACTAACTGCGTTATCTTCCTCAGTATAACCAGTGACTTGCAGAGCAGGATTAGTTCCGCTATCTGCGCTAATCGAAGCGTTTGAGTCACCAATAATAACACGCTGATTACTGTCCCAAGTCATAGCTAAGTTATCAGCGTCGGCATTTCCAGTAGTAAGCTCAAGACGGCCCTCCATATCGTCAGCGCCTGGAGTACCTTCCACGTATGCCGTGATCTTAACAGCGTTCTGGTCCATATTAACGCCGTCAGTGACAGAGAAAGCTATCTCACCAACATCATCACCAGCTTGTGCAATTGTATAGTCTGTGCCAATCGTGGTGCCACGGGACTTACCGAAGATGAGTCGTGGCCCACCAGTACCAGCGGCCCAACGAGAGATTATGATGGAGCTAGAGTCTGCACTCGCTGTGCCGTTGACTTGGAATATGGGAGTGCGCGTGAACTCTGCTGTGACCGCGGTATGAGCAATTGCACTCACTACAACCGGAACGATTGGGTCGCTGAGGTCAAACTTCGGCTTGATCCATATACCTACGTTAGCGTCGGAACCAGTTGCCTCGATGATTGGCTTGGTATTGGTCGCAGCATTCGAGATTGTTATCTCATTTACTGCGCTCGCAACAGACGTAAAGAGAAGCAGTTCTGGATTTGCTGACTCACTGGACTTAATGCCTGTTGAGTCATCGAAGAGAAGCGAGAAGGAATCTGCGTCGATGTTAGAAACCCAAGGCGTTTGGCCAGTAGAACAAGCTTGGAAGTCAAGGGTTCCACCACCGCCACCAGATTCATAGGTTAAACAGTCTTCGTCAACAGGAGTATCAGCGGTTATTAAGTCTAGTTCTGGCTCTCCTACCACATCAGTGTCGAGGTCCCAGACTGTAGCAGAGCTAGATACAACTATATCTCCGTAGTCACCATCGGCGATAACACCACTAGCGACGGAACAAGAAGTCCACTCGAAGCCTGTGGTTCCAGAATCGTATGTGAGGCATTCGCCGTCGGCAGGAGTGTCAACAGCACTCAGGTCAACTTCGAGCAGATCAGAGTCTAGGAAGTTCGTGCTAGTAACTTCACCTACGGCATCAGCAAGAAAGTTACTTGCGATGAAGGTCTGAAGCTGGTTAGCAGTAAGTCTGACCGTGGCAGATGACTGAACCGCTGGAAAGATTTCTGTACCAGTGAGGGCTGTACCAGCAGGAAGGTCGGTGATACGCTGCGCATATGCCGGAGAGACTAGCAGAAGCGCAGCGACGAAACTCAACAGCTTTAAGTTAAAGTTCATCATCCTCTCCTATCTGTTCAGTCCACCAGTGGTGCCTGATGCGTCTGCCGTTCCTGACCAGTCACAAGTCGGGGTCAGTGTGTTAGCACCATTGATCGTTGACTCGTTACCGGCATAGTCTAACATGGCAAACGACCAACAGAACTCAGCGTTACACGTTTCGGTTACTTCGGTAAGTCCTGTCCAAGTTGCTGTAACAGAAGGCTCCCCTGCAATACATAAACCAACAAGAGTTGACTGAGGTTGGTTTACAGCTGAGTAGGATAAGATAAGGGCATTACTATCTGTATCTGGATCGGATTGTGTAGATGCTCCAGACCCTGTTGTTTCTGAGTTGCGCTTCAGTATAGCACAAACAACTGCACCAGTTACTGCTTCTGAGAATGTAACTGACAGGTCAATTGTTGCTGCACTACGGAGCCAAGCATTAAGACTGAAGGAACTTGCGGGGCTATTATTACCTCTGTACGCTCCGGTGTTTACTACTCCTGTTCCACCTTGGTCAGATAGCTCAAGCATAGCCGCAGCATCGATAGACATACTGCTTAGGTTGAAGTTCGTTGCACCATCCATACCTGCTGCCAGGGCGTAGAAGGCTACAGGATCAGTGTCAGTGAAGCCGGTGGCTATACCAGCGAATGCACCACCAGAGTATGTGGTTGCATCTGATGTACTCTCAACACAAGTAGCAAACACATCGTGCTGAGGACGTGCTGTTATGTTGCCCTGGGATTGCGCTAGACATGGTTGAGTAAACGCAAGAAGAGCAGAGAGAGCGATGAGTTTAGTTTTCATTTGCTGCGTTGTCCTGATAGAAGAACTGAACAGAAGTTATGAAGGCACCACCATTGTAGTTATCACCACCAGCATCAGCATCGCGCGTTACACGACAGACGAGTGAGTCTCCCTCTGCCCATGTACCTGCTGGAGTTAGTGCTGTAACTCGTGCGGTTGATTGCGCTCTTTGCGCGCCAACAGACGTATCGGTTACTGTGTCCACAGTAGGGAAAGCATTAGCATTTACGTCATCACCATCCCCGAAGGATACACAAGCCATTGCGAAGATCACATCATCTGTTGCGTCAGTTGCTGTGTCACCTATCCAATTGATAACTGCTTGAAGATCGACTGACTCATCTGCACTCTTTGGTGGTTTGATGAGGAAATACATTCCTGTGTCTGTTGCGGCGATAGTGTTGCAAGCACGATAGAATACGTCATTGGAGCCACTATCTAAAGCTGCTTGCATACCACATGCAGCTACCGCGCCACCAGAAGGAAGTGAGGCAGAGCCCGCAAGCATAGTGATGACTTGCTCACCAGCGAACTTGATAGCCTTGCTGTCCTTGGTCGGGGTCTCGGCAAAGTCGACGACTTGCGTGGCGCCCGATATCGTAAGCGCGAGCCCGCCGTCGCCCTCGGTGTCCGTCTCGAAGGTTATGTCGTCGGTGTTCTCAGCTTCGAAATTCAGGCTTTCGTCGCCCGGCCCGCTATAGGTAAAAGACCCCTGACTGTCGTTCCCCAACCCGAAACCGAAGCCCACGTCAGCCTCGTCACGGAGGGAGAACTCGATGCTGCCGTCGTTAGGGTCGAGCGCAACTTCGACCTTTATGTCCGGGTTATTTTCTAGCGCAACGGTGAACTCACCATCGTCGCCACCGGCATCCCCGACAAGGAACCGGAAGCCATTTCGCTCAACGTCGTCACAAGGATTGCTTGGCGCACACGTCTCTTGGTCTGGCGCTGTGAACTGCACGTAGCCACGATATATCCCAGGATCACCAATCGGGTCGGGTTCTTCGTAGAACGAAGTAATGTTGACGAACATCGCTTCGGCGCTATCGCCGTCCGGGTGAAGGTTGATGCCTTCGGCGGCACCAAGCCTGACAGGGTTCCCGGTCGCCGCGTTCGTCAAGGTCAGATAGTTGACGGCAGAGGTCACGCTCGTGAATAGCAACAGGGACGGGTTGCTTGCTTCGCTCGATTTAATGCCATCGCTATCATCGAAGGCGATGCTTAGATCGAACTCGTTGAGCGCCGTGAATACGTTGGCTGCGCCGAGGAGAGCGAAACTCTCATCTGTCATCAACGATGCCAAGTTGGCATACGATGGTGTGGCCGTGAATGTGTCGAAACCGCTACCGCGCGTTACGCCAGCCCAAGAGGTAAGGTCAGCATCGAGAGGTTGTAGGACTGTGTTGAGTCCTGTGACTGTACACTTGTTTGTAGTGCCGGACTGAACGCATGGAAAGATATCTGCGCCAGCTATGGTGCCCGCAGCCGGGAGTGCGGAGATAGCTACATCAGCAGCATGAAGCGGCGTTGCTAGAAAGAGCAGCGCCGCTGTCAGCTTTAAGTTAAAGTTACTCAATCGTGATATCATCACCGCCCTCGGTCGTTATATCGTCACCAGCTTCGGTGGTGATATCTTCACCTGCACCATCATCGGATAGAATCAAGCCGGTGAGAAGAGTACCGCGAGGGATTCTTCTAGGCATATTACACCACCCGGATTCCCTCGACCCATCCAGAATTGAGAAGGGTCTGAGCTTGATAGAGCTTCCCATTAGTTGTGTCGAGGATGATCTCTCCTGCGTACTGTGGCGTGACAGACGCGAGAGGCGTACCTGCGTTGGAGCGGTTCTCAGACGTTAGAGGTTTATCTAACGTCGCAACACCAGCACGATCGGTTACTATAGCCATGGTGCTGCTCTCCTCTAGCTCAGGTCTGGAGAGTTCAGGACCCACATAGCATTGGTCTTATCTAGCGCCAGCCACGTATTATCATTCGTGCCGTCGTAGATAATCTCACCAGAGAACAGAGGCGTCACGCTGGCGTTCGGGTTTCCAGCGTTCTGCCTGTTCGGCTTGACTAGAGAGTAGTCAGCCGGAGTGTGACCTGCGCGGTCAGCTACTATGGCCATTGGTTTTTCCTACTCCGCCGGAGCCATTGAAGCGTAGATCAATCTTCATCCTAGCCTCCGAGTCTTTCGGTTCAGAGATAACGATGTGTAGTTCGTTCATGCCCGTGTTCTGGCGTGACGCATTATCTTGCGGACGATGACCAGCTCGATCGAGAAGATCTTTACTCGCAGCCAGTCTATAGCCGGTGTTCTTCGTGCGGGCAGCAATGTCCGCAATGTTGCCGAGAGCCATGCCGGAATACGCACTGACACGACATTCGATGTATTCAGAGTTCGCATTGATAAGCTCCCGCATAATGTTCTCAAACATATCTGAGTAGATACGGGACTCACGAATGAAAGTGATTTGCTCTGGCTGTAGTTTTGTAGCGTCTGCAATCTCTGTGTCTGAGATTCCCTGTAGAGTATAAGATAACACGACTGATGTTACATTAAGCATCGATACATCTGCGCGAAGGTCGCTGAGTACGCGCCGTTGAATCGTCCTGTAGTCTTTGAATGGTACAGAGGTAGAAGGAAGAGGAAGATGAGACGGACCTAGATCGTCGTCATCTTCCTCTAGTAGGAGATCACCATTCGGAGCGACTAATGGGTCACCGGATTTTGCAAGTTCATTCGGCATGGAAACAACTCAGCTTTAAGTTAAAGTTGGTTAACCGCCTGGATAGTTCCGCGGGTTGCCGTCCTTGTTCGAGGCATACGTCGATGGTGCCATCGGATATGCAAATATCTGATCGTTGAAGTACGTGGCATCTGCGGCGTCCGTGTTCGCAGAAATGTCAGTCACGCTTTCGATCGTGCGCTTACCGAGAGCACCACCCCACTCCGAATCAATCGTGCCGCCTTCTTCTGCGGCCTTGATCCGATAGTGTGAAGCTGCTGCTGCTGAGCCAGCGGTCGCACCGTTGAGCGTAATCATGAGTTCTTTGAGCTTGCGCGCGCTCTCACGGTCAAACAACCGCGCGAGTTTCCGAATGTATGGCGCGTTACGCGCAAGTGTAAGCGATGAGGAACCTAAGTCTCCCCAAAAGCCACCTTTCACATTAGGAGTGATGGCTGGAAGGTTCGTGGCCATGGCAAGTTCTCCACTTTAAGTTAAAGTTCCCGCATATGTCGTCACATATACGTTTCGATAATCAATTTTCTCACATTATGCGCGCAAAGTCAAGAAATATATTGACAATTGCTCAGAATTATGATAAAATCTTCTTACAAAAACGGAGATAGAGCATTTTTCAGCCCTATCTCCGTTATTTTTGTGCAGATATACCGCTCGGGACGTTAACATCTGCGCAGTAATGAAGAATATCCTGTTGTCGAGGCAGGTATTTCCGCATTTATGAAGTAACTTTAACATAAAGTTCAGTAAAAGTCAAGTAAGTTTCGTTTAAGTTCAAGTTTTTTTGCACGATGGGACTCCTGTGGCGATCTTGGGACTCCGAAATTTCAGAAAGGGGGGCATGTCTAGTCTCGCTTCGCTCGCCGCCGCAATTCTGTCAAGCAAAAACGCCACCACCTTGGGTTGTGGCGGGGGATACGGGGCTGGCATCGATATTTACTGCCAGTAAACCGCGCGCAAAACATCAACAATATCAACAACATAGCGCACATGCCGGCGCGCGCATACTTTCCTATTGGGAATATGCACACATGCACATATCCTTATATCCTTATTGAAACTTATAGTTGTGCTGTATGGGTTGTGAGCCGCAGATCAATCAGCCCACGGATCAAGTTATCCACAGCTATTCGCACCTTTCCTGTCAGTTAAGCCTTTGATATTGCTCAAGCTTTAACTTAAAGTTTGCTTTTTTGTCTCGCGTCTATTGATCCTGATTTATTATTGTGATATGATGTTCAGTTAATAAGAAGAACAGTTGATGGCGGGCCGTCATACCGCGCCATTCCTGTCCGGCTCTTTGACATTGTTGGAAATTGCTCCGTGGTTTGATTGTCGCGACCATGCCATAAGTTTTGCTTATGTCATGCTCGCGGCAATCCAGCCGCACGGTTAGCCTTGCCGTACCAAGGCAATAAGGAACTAAGTCATGAACCGTTCAATCAGCATCACGCAAGCTATCGTCGCCTTTGTTGTGTTCGCGAGCATGTTCGCTCTTGAAGTTCGCGCTCAGGACATTCCGGCGGCGAACTGGTGCAAGGGTCGCACACAAGACAAGTGCAATGCTTCTGTGGCTTGCTCTTGGCGCGAAACAATCACCGATGGAGTTAGCAAGACAAGCTGCATCTACAACGCAAAGGCCGCAAAGGCAATCGTGGCCAAGTCCGTTGCGGGCAATTAGTCTCAGCTAACTTTAACTTAAAGCTAGGCCGCGCAAATGCGGCCTAGCTTCCAATCGGGAGCAAACCCAATGCGTTTACCTAATCCCTACAATGGCGTGACGCCACAAGGCCAGAACGTGCTTATGCAGAATATCTACCGCATGGTGATTTGCGATATGTCTTGCCCGTCTTATCGGCCAGACATTCAAGACCGTTTCAGTGACATGCGCGGATATTTCCTGTACATGGACACAAGCGAAATTCGCGCATGGTTCGCCTGGCAAGGCATTTTCGTTTTCAAGTGCGATTACTCTCTAACCAATGACAAGCCTCTATTCACGCGCTAACGCAACACCGCTGGCATGGCACTAACAAATAGTGCCATGCAAGGGCTGTTGCCCCTAGCTTTCGCTAGTCCTGACAAATCAAACCAACGGAGCAAACACAATGCAAACCAATCGCAAAGCCAATCGCAAAATCTCTACGGGCAAGGCCAAGGCCAAGCAAGTCGCGGCCAAGCAAGCGGCGAAAGCCTCAGTCAAGTCCGAAAGTGTTAGCGATGAGATTGAGACGGCCAAGGGCGCACTTATTCTCGTACAGCCCAAGGCAATGCAAATCAATCTCGGCGGCGAACTGTTAGACGCCATTTCGGCAGAGTTTTCCGCAGGCGACAAAATCAAAGAGCTTACCGGGCAACGTGGTTATTTGCGCCAAGAAGCACGGGCAAAGGCTACACTGGGCGTTTTCAACGTGATCCAGAATGATGACGGTTTTGACGCCAGTGCCGTTTACGGTTCAGAGAAGGCTTGGCGCGATGAACTGTCCAAACTCTACGTTGCCATGGGCGTACGCAATCCCGATGGCACGTTGACCAAACGGTTCGCGGAAGCCTTCCCTAATCCAAACGCCAATGAGACTGAGAAGGCTTCTCCGGCTCACAAGCGGCGGGAAAGCTTGCGGAACAATATCGCCACGCTTCTGAAGAAGGCGACGCGAGCCGCACTCGCACTCGATGAAAAAGGCATGATCCCTTCATTTGACAAGGAGCACCACACGCTCCTGATTGAAGGCAAGACGCCAGCGACGATTGCGGGCAAGGCTGGCAAGCCCATGCTGCTGACAGGCGAAAAGCACGCCAACGCAACGGAGCGTGCAAGCTTCGAGGCTTTGATGAATATCGCCGACAAAGCGCACGGCAAGGAAAAGGCCCCGCCCGCTCAGAAAGGCGGCGCTACCACTGTTGAAGCCATTGCCCAATCAGCGGCAACGGACAATGCAGAACTGCAAGCCTTGGTTAATGCCGTGATTGTCACACTGACAAGCCTCAAAGATGGGGTCAAGCAATCACAGCGCAAGATAATCGAAAAGCTTGACGCAGAGGTTTCAGCCTTCCTGCAAGACGCGCATGACGTTGACTAAACTAGCCTGAACTATCCAGACCCTAGGCGTTCGAGCCTAGGGTCTTTTTTTGTGCTTAACTTTAACTTAAAGTTTACTCCATTTCGCCTATAACGTGTAAGTAAGTAAGTAACTAACCCTAGGTTGACCCCTCTCCCCCCTCCAGAGTGAGCGGCTGGACTATCGCAGCCCTTGAACCTGAACTTTTTTCATGGTATAATTCTTTTCTACTACGGGAAGAAGGAACAATCTCATGAGAGTGAAAACTGAAGTCAAGCGTTATGGTGACGGTAGGTGGGAGCGCGTCCAATGGAAGGCAGTTGTGTTTGTGACTCAGTGGATACCAATAGGCTTAGGGTTCTACAAGGAAGATACGAGTGAAGCTATCGCAGCCTATGGCTTCAATCACAAGCGTGACGCGCAAGCATGGGCTGACGAAGAAGCTTCGAGACTTTAACTTAAAGCTGAAGAAAGGAACTAGATCATGACCAATGAGAAACAGGTAGCAAACATCATCCTCGCGGAGATTGTTGATGCTATTCAAGAAGCGGTCGATGCTTGCCCACAAGGTATGCCATCTGGCCATCTGTATGCGCGGCTCATGCCTTACATGGGCATCGACACTTACAACCAGATTATAGCTGCGATGGTCAAGGCCGGACGCATCACCAACCACGGGCATCTACTCGAAACCACGAAGAAGGGAGAAGGGGCGTAAGCCCCTTCTTTTCTCAACATGAAAAGAGCCGATCACTTTACTCTCTCAGTCTGTAAAGAGCATGACTGCCTTCATATCCAACTCTTTGACTCTGAGGGTAACTGCTACGCTGGTTGCGACATAGATGCAGATGATGTTATCGCGTTTGCATCTGCGTGTATGATAGCCGCGCATGAGCTTGACAAGACTGAAGAAACTTTAACTAAAAGTTCTAGGGAGATTAACTGATGACTGACGCTCCATTATTCAAGGATCATCCGTTCGATGATGTATGCAAGCAAGCGGACGCTATGATCCGCAAAGGATGGACCGTGTACCAGAAGTTCACATGCGAACAGTGCAAGGCTCGTCAGACCATCGACGTGCCGAACACGTTCTACACTGAGGGCTCATGTGAAGAGTGTGGGCATATCACTGATCTCCGTGCCTCTGGTTGTAACATGCTCATCATGCGTGGCTTCGCGCACACAGAGGAACAGCGCCAGCGAGCGATGGCTCGATCAGCGAAAGAGGTAGAGGAAAGGAACCGTAAATCATGAGCGACGTTTATGCCTCACACAAGGTATGGATCATCGTGGATCACCTTGACCATCCCATGAATGATTACAGTATCTTCTGCAATCCCTCCACCACTATCCAAACCTATGTGACAGAGAAGCAAGCCAAACATGCCATTACTGTCAAGGGTGATAAGTTTGGCAAAGCTAAGTTCGATCACTGTCGCCCTGTTGAAGCTACAGTCACATGGTTAACGCATCGTGAAGAGCAACCCAATGACAGTAAAGTTCCCAAACCAGATAGCAAAGACAACGCTCGATGACTTCATCATATCCACAATTTGGATAGAGGAAATCAATCGCTACGAAACCATGGTGTTCACCAAGCGTAGCGATGGACATATAGGCGATGAGTTAGAGAGCCATCGCAATGAGCATCGTGCCTCTGCAATGTTTATCCATGCCATGCTTATGTACGAATACACAGAAGGAGCTAAGAAGAAATGAAGACCGCATCATCATATACCTCAGCACGTTATATCCCTGTTGACTACCGCGCCATCATCCTACGCGCATCACGCGCATGGGCTATCGCGCACTCGTCCGATCCATTTGCGTACATGCGTATGCTCACTCACCTGACCAACAAGAACTGCATCACTGGCTTAGCTAGTGACGTTCTTGATGATGCCCTGCGTATCATGGGGCCTGAGAAGGCAAAGCTTCACGGCTTTGTGCGTTAGGCTTACCTCGGCGTGGGTAGCATACCGCTATCCACGCCATAACTTTAACTTAAAGGGAGAATCCAAATGTCCGATCCCAAAGGCGAGCGTAAAGAATATCTCAGCACGTCCATCCCGGCTGAGCGCAAGTCCTACATCAAGGCCAAGACCGCATACCAAATGTATCGTGGCAACTCTCGCACTCCCCTCCCGCACTGGGATGATTTGGAAGAGTGGGTGCGTGAGGCAGTCTCCGGCACCTTCAACATCGCGAAGCGCACGATTGAGTAGGAGAAACCACATGCGCGTCTATGTTGTATTCACTACTAATCAACCACTCGGTGTTTACTCTGACTACGAAGCCGCTACACGTATGGCTGATGACCTTCAGAAGATGTCAGGAAACAGAATCCTCCATTTCGTCCAAGGCTTCGATCTCATAAGAGAGAATAAGCATGAAACACTTCTACGGCAAGATGAGCGGAGCTAACACGCGCACTATGTCTGCGTATGGCACAAGAGCGAGTGGCCTCACCATCCGCGCCATGACTCGTGATGGAGAAATCTCTGTCTATCTCTGGCACGATGAGTCTCGCGGTAAGGATCGATATGAGGTTGAGTTGGAGTTCTACGATAAGAAAACTATCAAGAAAATCCAGCTCGCAGCAGGGTTCTTCTGAGGGGCTAGGAAAATTTCTAGCCCTTGATCCTGTTACAAAAGTGTGCTATACTTTTAACATAAGGGCGAGAGGAGATTGTTTATTTGCAGGGTTTGTTAAGTTCTCCTCTCGTTCTTAACTTTAACTTAAAGTTGGAAAGGAAATCGCGGATGGTATCACAGCAGAAGAGAAACACTACTCCAACTGAGGCAGCTCCGCCGGAGAATCCCAAGCACGGCGAAATTCACGGCGACCACAAGTGGGATGCAGAAACCAAGTCGTGGGTTTGGAAGGACGAAGCGACGAAGCAGAAGGCATGGGAAGCCTCGCAAAGTGGTAAAGATAAGACCGAATAACATACCTATTAAGGCAACGGCGGCTCGTCCCGCCGTTGCTTCCTTTGTTGATAACGAATGGCAGATTCGCACAGACTACAACGACAAGTCCATAGCAGGGACAATGACTATCCTAAAGGCCGATGGCTCTGTGTATCGTCGTACCATCGACTCTGAAGGCTTTATCATCAGTGAAACCTTAATCAAGAAAGGAACGTCCCATGACTAGCAAGAGCATAGCTGAACTCCGCCACGAGGATCGTATCTCCAAGTCCAGAGAAATCTTCACCAATGATATCCGCCACGTTATCTCTCTTCTCGATAATGTGGGTTGGTGTCAGAACAAGGAGTGTGACTACAGTGGATATGACAAGTGGCCAACCTCTTACTGTGTCCACGGTGCTTTAATCTCTGTCCGTGCTGACACACGCTCACGCGAGACGCTGAACCGTATGTTCATGAGTAGGTTCGGCGCAGGTTACATCGGCTTCAACGATGACCATGAGACAACCTATCCGGTCATTCTTCATGCGCTTGATTACATGCTCAACACTGTATCTGACCGCGACCTTGAAGAAATGGCGTATTCGATGCAACTTTAACTTAAAGCTCTAAAGGAACTATGCCATGAACTTCAAGGCCGACATAACCAAAGCTCTCTACAAGCTTAGTGTCAAGTCTCCTGATACATCTAACACCGGCGGTTACATAGCCGACGTTTACTTTTGGGAGACTATCGAGAAGCTAGCTGCGGGCAAAGCAGAGGACGCATGGCGTTCTCTCGCCCGTGAGCGCATCATACCCGGTGACGAGACTCTACGCGAAAACGTCGTCGGTAGATTCATCTCAGCTAAGACCGACCACTTTATCGTAGAGGTCGAGATTAAGAATCCTCGTTCTCTATTCAACAAGGATGAGTTCATCAAGAAAGTCTCAGCCGAATATGGTATCTCTAAGCATAAACTCGATGAACTCGCAGCTACGACTATAACCCAAACCCGCGCTCCACTCACGAAGCGCGTGTTAGAGGTCTGAGACTGAGGGGAGTGCGTTTTGCCCTCCCTCCCCCTCGTACTCTTGGACCTCGGTCAGTGGGAGAGCGGATAGTTCTAGTTCCTTTCTATCCCTCTCCTGCTGACTTTAACTTAAAGCAGAAAGAATCTAATGCACGGCATCCAGTACGTCTCTCAATCCGATCTAGGACGCGCGATCAGAATACTGATCCGCGCCCTTTCGCATATCTCCACCAATTACACAAATCGCGGATTTAAGATCAAGACCAAGGACGCTACTAAAGTCTGTCTGCTCGGTGCCCTCGACGTCGCAAGTCTCGAACTATACAGTAAACACATTCATGACACTGACATTGCCGTTCTCCTAATCAACACCATCGCACTCGAAAAATTCAAACTATCAGCCGTTACTGTATCAGATGACCTCGGCTATCCACAGGTCATCCGTTTGTTTGCACTCACACTTGAAAGGGCTTTTGAAGATGCCGCTAGAATTGGTCCCCACCTTGGACGAGTTGAGTATAGAACAGCTAGAGAAACGGCTTGAGGGTGCCCGCGTTCAGCGGCTTATGCTGCGTATCCAGTATCAGCAAGCTGCAAACATCAAGCTAGCCGCTCTAGGTCGTAAGTCCCGTGACAAACTACGTCATCAGTTAGAAATGTTTGCCAAAGAACTATCAACCCTTGATAAGTGCATATCCAAATGCACTCTCCGTATGGAGCAGGTGAACATCACCAAGAATGAAATATCTTATATCGACGATGCAATCGAAGAAGAGGAGGTTATCTAATGGACGGTCTTATCAGCTTAGTCGTGACGATCTTGATTGTAGGTCTGGTCGTCTGGTTGCTTCTCTACGTTATCTCCATCATTCCACTACCCCATCCATTTGGTCAAGTAGCACGCATCATCGTCATAGTCGTCGCGTGTTTATGGCTTATCAAGATGCTTCTTGGTGTCAGCGGGATTCAGCTAGCACTATGAAGATGGCAGAAATAGAGCGCGATCTTCGTCACATCGATCCTCGCGCTCGCTACCACATGGTCCGTATGCAAGAGCAGATCAACTCCCTTCAGCAAGACCTTAAGAACGCTGCTGAACTTTTAGTTAAAGTTGTGGACGCGATGAATCAGCTCAAGCATGTAAATCTCCAACTTAACCAGCGATGGGAGAGGCAACTCCGCGGTGGTCCCGATCATGATATGGTCGAGTCCGTCATCCCTCATCCTGAGGACACGGAACACTAAGATGCTCGTTTGCTTCCAAACTCACTATCCACGCCTTTCACTTATCCCCCAAGCGCCAGATGTAGACCTCCTAGTAGGTGTTATATCTGCGCGTGACCACAAGTTCTCATTCTCTGTGAACATGACCAATCTCCTCATGCACCTATGCACGAAAGGTATCAAGGACTTTAACTTAAAGTCAGTCTCTCTCATGGTCATTGGTGAATGTTCCAACATCTGCGAAGGACGACAACGCATCCTAGACACCGCAGTTAAATTCAACATGACCCATCTGCTCATCCTCGATGACGACACAACCTTCCCATATGACATGCTTGATCTTATGTTTGCTCGTAAGGTTCTTCCTCTCGGCGTTAATCTCGCCTTCAAATCAGCTAGGTCCCCTCTCGGTATGGGCACAGCTAAGGGAATGAACGGCTCTGTCGTTAACACCCTCAACCGTATGGACACCGAACCAGTTGAGTTCACAACTATGGCTTGTTCACTCTATCGTGTCGCTGATCTCGCAAAACTCCCCCGCCCCGCTTTCCAGTCTAACGAACTCAACACAGACGACCACCACTTTCACAAGCTTCTTAACTCTCACGGCTTCCAGATGCACGTAGACCATCTTCTATCTAAGGTCTGTGGGCATATTGGTGAGCGCATCCTATATGTGGAGACATACTAATGGCAGTCGAAGGTGCAAAAATCCTACATGATACTAACTGCCCGCTTGCCACAATGCGTGGTTACTTTCAAGCGCCAGATGGATCATGGAGACACTTGACTATCCCCGGTAAGATTGTCGAAGGACAGTTCGTCCAAACCGGCGCAGCCAAGATCATCCTAGTCCCCAACCCACCGAAGATCATCAAGGCATCTTCTCTGCCTGGGCCAAAGAAGTGAGGAAGCCTGATGGTAAATGCAGTAACGGGGTTCTTGACCTCGGACGGCCACTTCTTTCAAACGGAGAAGGAAGCACGTCAGTACGAAGCCACGATGAGAATGAAAAAAGTCCTAGCCGACAACGATATGTCGGAGGATATTCTAAGCTTCTTGGAAAATCACAAACTGTCTATCATGGATTACCTGAACCCACAGGTCGCAAAGGAGACAGATAATGAAAGGCGCGACTTACTCCACGCTCCTAAGCCTAAACGAGTATAGTAAGACCATCCCTGAGAAACAACTCAGGGCTTACTCTCACTCTATTCTCTCTGCGGTCAATACCTGCCCAATGTGGGGAGTGGTTCATCATGGCTTACGCAAGAAGTATAATTCTGAGTCTCGCGCTATGGCCCTTGAGTATGGCTCTGCTGCTCATGAAGTATTTGCCGCTATCTACTTATGGCAAGTTGGATACATACAGAATCTACCTGACCATATGTTCTTTCACGCTAATCGCATCTATCGCGATCCTGACCGCTTTCGTAAAGCACTCAAAACGACTGACGCCGCACCAGATGACCGTGACCGACTTATATCTTTGGGTTACAATATCCTGCATAGTGGGGATTTTTACGATGACCCTTACGATAATATCCGCACCATCGCCAATCTCGAACTGGGCATCGTCCATTATGTCGAGCATGTTCTTAATGATCTGAAACGATGGCCCATATACATCGCTGATCTTAAAGACCCTGAGAAGCCTATTGGCATCGAGTACTCCATCGACTATCTTCTATGTAGAACTTTAACTAAAAGTTCCGGTGAACCTGAGACTGATATCATGCGTTACATCGGACAAGTTGACCGCTTTCACGAAATAGAACGCGATGGAAAGAAGAAGATCGTCCTCGGTGAGAACAAAACAGGCTCTCGTCTCGGTGAATCATGGTCCATGGCCTTTGATATGTCGCACCAACTCACCGGATATATCCTCGGCCTCTCTACCATGCTAGGTCAGATCGTAAGTGAATCTCGCGTACACGGCCTCAAATCCAAACAGACAGGACACGCCGATGACTTTAATCCAATTTCCCCTGCGCCGCGCAACACGGAAATGTTCGAGAAGTTCATCGACTGGGCGTTCCACTCCCGTGATATATATGAACGATTTTCAACACTTGAGACATTCGAGGACTCTCCTACCTATACCCATTCTTGCAACCGCTATTTCCGCCCTTGCTCTCTACTATCATTCTGCTGCGATACTGTTGAGGGGCGCCGAGAACAACTATCCCAAATGGTTACTGCCGAATTATCACCGTCAGAACAAGCGGTGATGGACAAAATCTCCAGCCTAGAATAGAAAGGATATCACATGAAGAGACTTCTGATAGCTACTGCCATAGTGTTCGCGCCTTTGGCGCACGCATACTCGCAGGCTCCTGCTACTCCTCAACAGTCTAATCAAATCGAGGACTCTCTAGCACTCCAACTAGGACGTTATCAGCTTGCCATCGCGAAGCAGAACTCCATGATCCAAGACCTCATGAAGCAGAACAAGGAACTCCGCGAGAAGTGCGGCGAGCCATGTAAGAGTGAGGAACCTAAACCAGATGATGCCGGAGGCGATCCCAATGCCACTCAAACCCGGCCGGAGTAAGAAAGTTATCTCTGAGAACATATCGGAGCTAATGCGCTCTGATCCAACCCGCGAGCAGGACCAAGCTGTGGCCATAGCCATGAACGAAGCAGGTATGGGTAAACGGTCCAAGAAGAAGAAGAAAAAGAAGAAGAACTTTAACTTAAAGGCGAGGACAATCACGTGAAGATCGGAGGCATAGATGTTATCACATCAAGTGATACAAGGGCCAGTCGGCTTACATTGCTCATGTGGGGAATGTCTGGCGTTGGTAAGACCACCCTTGCCGCTACACTCCCAGGTCGTAAGCTTTTTATCAATCTCGATCCTGATGGTTATATTAGTGTGGCTAATCGCGACGATGTTGATGTACTTGACTTATCCTCGCTATCAACCGACGACGTACTCAACAAGCTTAAGTCTGACAACAATCCTCTAGGGCTCGACGATGTGCTACGAACAGGAAAACACGCCTCCGTTGTGCTTGACTCGGCCACATCACTCTCACAGCGCGCTCTTGAGAACGCAGTTAAGCAACGTATCGGAGGTTCTTCAAAGTTTACTCCTTCGATGGAGACACCCGGACTTGCAGCATACGGTGGGCGCAATGCGATCCTACTCACTTGCATTAAAGGTTTGCTACGTGTCACTGGTCGTTATAATGTACACTGTTGCATCATATCGCATGAGGACGAACCCAAGGTCAGTCAAGAAGGCGAGGTTCTCTACATCACAATGATGCTAGGTGGTAAGCTAGTCTCTAACGTATCGCTCCAACTCTCCGAGGTTTGGTTCATGAGTGAAACGTCTGGAGAAAAGCGCATCGCTATCCGACCATGCCGCAGCCGCAAGCCGATGAAAACGCGCATGTTCATGACTAACTCTAATCCCGAGTTTCCTGTTGTGTACAACCCTGACGATTGGGAGAACCTAGATAACAACCCAATCGCTAAGTGGTGGTCACAGTGGGAGAAAGGGGGAGGCGCTAAACTTCCTCTCCCTAGTGCAGCGTCCAAACCTGCGCTGAAAACCGTAAGTATCAAAAAGGCCTAACCTATAGGAGATCAAAATGGCCAAAGCTAAGTTAACCCCTGTTGACAACCCTCCCCCGACTGACAATCTGGAAGGTGATGACTCCCTTGACGTTCTCGAACTCGACCAAAACCTTGACGACTACCCGGAGCCGGAGCTTCTGCCTCCTGCGTGGTACAAGGCTGAGATTCAGAATGTCACGCAGCGCACCAACCAGAAAGGTACTGGTCGGTACTATGCCGTCGAAATCGTGATCCCGCCGGAGAACTTCCCGCCGGACTACGACACCGACAATTGGCCGGACGGTCTGAAGCTCTTCTACAACCTTCTCCGTGTTCCGACTTCGGGCGACCGTCGCTCTGTCGCGAACATCAAGAGGTTCATGGCTTCTCTCGGTCTCGCCATCGACACGCCGCGCATCGATCCGAACGAGTGGATCGGCCGTCCGGTTCGTGTCAAGGTCGAGCATGGTACGTGGGAAGGAAACCGCCGCGAGCAGATCGCTCGTAACGGTATCCAAGCGTCAGAATAAACTTTAACTTAAAGCGGAGACTGAGAGCGCGAATGCTCTCAGTCTCTCTAGGGGTCTCATATGGATGAAGAAAAAGAAGTTAAGCTCTCGCTCGATCAAGCGGATGCCGTCGAGAACTGTCTCGACTTACGTGTCCGCATATACTCCGTCACGGGTGGAGCTGGCGTTGGAAAGACGCTTATCATGCGACATGTCCACGACCAGCTTAGAGCGCTCAACCAGAGAGTATTACTTGCTGCTCCCACTGGACGTGCAGCTAAGCGTATTCAAGAAGCCACTGGTATCGAGGCTAAGACAATTCATAGACTTCTTGAGTTTCCTGCGCCGTTCGAAGTTGATAACTCTGGAGGTAAAGTTAAGTTTGGTGAACCGAAAAGGAATAGACTCAACCCTCTACCGTGTGACTTTCTCCTCATTGACGAAGCGTCTATGATATCATCAAACCTATGGCGCCAGATCATGGAAGCCGTACCTACTCACGCAAACGTCCGGCTCTTTGGTGATATTAACCAACTCCCTCCCATCGATGATGAACTCCCAAACGGTCAATCCGTGTTTAAGAGGATGCTCGATGAACGCCCCAAGTCCCATCTACTGTACAATTTTCGATCAGACGATAATCTTATCGAAAACGCTAACCGTATACTTCGAGGGTCCATCCCTCAGCGAGGAGATAAATTTGAAATCATCCTCACCAACGATACTATTGGAGCCTTACGTGATTATACTCCGGCCAGTTTCCACACAACAGATCACCAAGTACTTACTCCAAAACGGGTCGGCCCAACTGGTTCAGTCAAATTGTCCTCAATCCTCCGTACCAAGTTCAACCTTGCCCTTGATAAACCGCATATTGAACTCGATAGACGCGATGACAACGAAACTCCTATAACTGTTATCCGTGATGATAAGGTAATCTGGACCAAGAATGATTATATCCTCAACGTCATGAACGGTGAACTCGGTATCCTCGACGGTATAGATATGGAAGATGGGGAGTTAAGTCTAATCCTAGATGACAACCGACACATATCCATCCCCCCTACCATCAAGAATCCCTTTGGTTATTTCTACGATCCACGCAAACAGATCGACCTCGCATACTGCATGACCACACACAAGGCACAAGGCTCTGAGTTTGATTCCATCATCTACGTAATGTCTCGCTCTCAGGCATGGATGCTTAACCGTAACAACTTCTATACAGGTGTAACTCGTGCGCGTCACCACGTCACTGTCATCTGTGATCGTCACGCATTATCTTACGCCATGCGAAGGCCAAAAGGATGAACGCCTACTACATCTTGCTCAACGGTCCTCCAGAGTGCGGAAAGTCAACAATAGCGCGTGAGGCTGTTCGTATCCTCACGCGCTCTGGCTACACTGTCAAGCATGAATCTATCGCAGGACCGATGAAGCAGTTCATAGCAAACCTACTCGGCCTAGCCTATTCCTCTGTACCGAAAGACTCATACCACGATGTGCTAGAGGAAACTCCACGCGAATTTCTCATCCGTCTCTCTGAAGATTACCTCAAGCCTAACTACGGTACTAACTTCTTTGGTGCTGCGCTCTATGACCGTACAAGCCACGTATCCCGGCGCACTATACATATCATAGACGATGCTGGCTTTGACGCAGAGATCAAACCTCTACCACGGAGGCATGTATGTCTCGTGCGTATCATGCGCCCAGGCTTCGGCTATCATGCTGATTCACGTAAGTACCTACCTAAGCCAGACTGGACACTAATCAACGACGCCGATCTTAAAAAAGCTTTATCTTTGACCCAAGATATGGTACAATATGCTTTAAGTAAATGGAGGATGCCCGATGCAACCAAACTTTAACTTAAAGTTAGGATCGCAGTACCATGATAAAGCTCATAGTAAAAGCGTGCCTCGTACTCAACCCTTCTATGTGCTTACCGCCAGTTGAAGTCATTCCTGAAACAGGAGATATCTCTTCAATAACCTCTTGTATGATGGGTGGTTCTATCTATGGCGCTCGAATAGGCAATGCAGATTACTACGTCAAAGTATTCTGCGGCCAATACCCCGATGACTTATCAGAATACCTACGGGAGAAAGTTAAATGAATGTGATTAAGAAACCTATAGCTTCGAGAGCAGAACTCCGACGTTTCTTCGACCTCGAAGCTAGAGAGCTAGGACTAGAAACCCAAATCTTCTCCGACGGTCCTCTATCATCTGAGGTCGCGGTCATCGGAGAGGGCCCAGGAGAAAGTGAGATACGTCATGGCATTCCCTTCGCAGGAGGTTCGGGATCGACTCTGCTTACTGAACTCCGTAAGTATAGTCTTGCTCGTCATAATACTTATATCACAAATGTTGTCAAACGACAGATCAGTCTCTCTTCGAAGGGTGACGCCCGACACGCCGTCAGCCGACCAGAACTATCCAAATGGATATCCCTTCTACACTGGGAACTGGAACAACTTCCAAACCTACGATATATCCTTCTCATGGGAAATTACGCCATCGAAGCACTTCTGCATCACCAGGGTGTTACAGAATGGCGAGGCTCTGTCCTTGACTATGACCTGCCTAATACAGGACGGAGTGTTAAACTCGTACTCACCTTTAACCCTGCGTATGTCTTGCGGGAACCCAAGCTTCACCCCGTTTTCAAAATGGACTTGTATAAGCTCGGGCGAGTAATAGCAGGAAAGTGGAAGCCACATGAAATCCGTCCGATCATCAATCCGGATATTAGGGCTGTACGAAAGTACCTATTGGAGGTTGCTAACTCCCCAAACCCAGTTGCGCTTGATATCGAGACTACTAGCCGACAAGTCGCTTGCATCGGACTTGCGATCGACCCTCATGAAGCAATGTGCATCAATCTCCGAGACGATAAGATTAACCGATTCGACCTCCATGAAGAGATAGAGATACTGCGTAGTATCCAATCTATTCTATCTAAGAAGAAGGTTATAGCGCAGAACGGTATCTTCGACTCCTACTACCTCTGGCAGCGACTGAACCTCAAGTTCACCTGCAACTTCGACACGATGCTCGCACACCATCTGCTCTATCCACAACTCCCACACTCTCTCGCGTTCCTCACCACACAGTACACCACCCATCCATACTACAAAGACGAAGGTAAGATGTGGAAAGAAGGTGGTGACGTGGATATGTTCTGGCGTTACAACTGCAAGGACGCTGCGCTCACCTACCATATCCACACAGCTTTAACTAAAAGTTTGATCGACAAGAAGCTCTATGACTTCTTCAACAACCACGTCATGCGTATCCAGCCGCACCTGATTCAGGCTACGGTTCACGGTATAGCTTGTGATATGAACTTGAAAGAGAGGCTAAAAGAGGAACTCAGAGAAGATGTTTACGCTATTAAGAGAGAACTTAACCGTCTCGTTCAAGATGCTGTGGAAGACCCTGACTACGAGCTTAATCCAAACTCGCCCGCTCAACTCAGTGATCTTCTTTTTAAGCGACTACGGCTTCGCGGTCGTGGCTTTTCGACAGACGCGACTAATCGCGCTCGGATGCTTATTGATGCACGGACAAACGACTTGGCGAAAGAAATCCTCACTACGATCGACAAGTTCAAAGCAGAAGCTAAGTTCCTTAACACCTATGTCGAGAGTGAAGTTGACGAAGATGGTCGCTTCAGGACAGTATACAAGCAACACGGAGTATCTAAAGCCCCAGGCAGATTATCGTCCAGTCAAACCATTGACGGAACGGGAATGAATTTACAGAACCAACCTCGTCGAGGCTATGAAATGTTCATGGCTGATCCGGGCTGCGTGTTCATCTACCTCGACGCATCACAAGCAGAAGCCCGCGTTGTAGGATGGTACTATGACATCGAAAAATGGAAAGAAGATTTTGAGCGTGCAAGACGCGACAAATCCTTTGACTGTCATCGAGCACTTGCGAGCGACATGTTCAAAATTCCTTATGAAGAGACCCCAACTGAGGATCATGATAAAAACAACCGCCCTACTAGGAGATACATCGCCAAACGCTGTAGGCATGGACTTAATTATCGTATGCAAGCGAACCGACTTTCAGAAGTTACTGGCCTTCCTTACCATGAAGCGCGACGTGCTTGGCATATCTACCATTCACTTACCCCCGAGCTTAGGCGCGGATGGCAGAAGGAGGAAGAGAAGGCTAGGCGCACAAAAGAACTCGTCAACGCCTACGGAAGACCTTGGAAGATTATTCAGAGAGTGGATGAAAGAGTCCTTGAATCAATCGTAGCGTTCTATCCACAGAGTACCATCGGAGACCACGTTCAGAGAGCATGGTACATGGCAGAGGAGGACGAAGCATGGCCCACCGGCAAGGCTCGCGTAGCCATGAACATTCACGATGCCCTGATTGGGATTGCGGAACCACAAGTGGCGAAGAAAGCGCTTTCGATTCTGAAATCACATATGGAGAATCCGATCTTGATAACTAACCTCTACAACACCAAGACCGAACCTCTCATCATCCCCGCTGAGTGCAAGATATCTCAACCAGATGAGAACGGAATCCATCGCTGGTCCGGCCTGAAAGCTGTCGAGCTTTAACTTAAAGCCGCGCGAAGCGCACGAATACCCAACGGTTCTTCCCAGGAGTTCACCAACATGATCGAAATTGTTCTCCCTGATGGCACTCGATACATGCTGAACGCTCTTCAAATCTGCTGCGTCTCTCTCATCGACTTTGGCTCTATCGGCGATCCAAAGAAACGCTGGTGCGTAGTCCACTGGTCCGGTGGCGGACAAATGAAACTAGACGGCACTATGTATGATGAGGTTATCAGGCTATGGCGCGAGAAACTAGCGAGGTACTACGTTCCATCCTTATCCGAGCCGGTGTTGCCGGAATTCGACAACGGGACATAACGCACCAGATGAGGAACACGGCTTATGCGGCTAGCTTCCTACCGCTCTTAGAGCGATGGCGGAAAGCCGGAGCCGTACAAAGATTCCAGATCGTAGGAGAGTCACATCGACCCACTACGATCTGGAGGGCTACAGATAAGATCATGAACATCAAACTTTAACTTAAAGTGGAGATTCGAATGGACAGAGAAGCCTTCATCAAAGCCTACTGTATCTCAGCCATATCCGGCTCAGCGAACGCCCGAGGTATCACGAAACCCTGGGAGGTCGTCGAAGACGCTGAAGCCATGTGGGCTGCGCTCGATACTCAAGACTCAAACAAAGTCCTATCCGGTGTAGAGGATGTTCGCTCCAAACGTAACCGTGCTACTCGGGTGGCGGCGAAGCTTCCTCCTCAGGCTTAAGTAGCTCTTCTAACAAGCCCGGTGGCGGAGGTATAGGTGCCTCACTGTATGGATCAAGGTCAAACAAATTGACCTTGATCTCTTTTTTTGCCAAGCTCGACAGGAGTTTATTCAAGCTATTATTAGCAGACTCTTCACTCATTTCCATCTGCTTCAGATACATGAGTCTCTTCTTCTCAAAGTGGTTCGTCACCTTGATAATGTCTGAGCTACTCTTAGGATTGACAGCTAGGAGAAGTCGTTTCGTTGCTCCATCTGGTAGCTCAGTCAGGCTCTCTTTCCACTTTCCAATCTTCCCTTCGTCAAGCCACTTCAAGCTCTGGACGGCCTTAGTCGTCAGGTTCAAGTTATCCGTCATGGTCTTGAACTGCATATTGTTTGTCTTAAAGTGGTTGTGCATGGTCTGTAAGCCAGCCGCTACCATCCAGTTCTGGATCGGCCTCTTCGGCGGTAGGCCAGGTCTAGTCGGGTCCATACCTTCCTCACCTTCGCTCACAGGAGTAAACTCGGCGCTCGTCAGTTGAGCCAGATATGCTTCTGCGCTCGCTTTATCACTGAAAATCCCGTAGTTATTATTCTTCAGATACTTCAAGGTATCTTTACTACCACTGAAGTCTCCGCTCTTCTTCAACAAGCTCCGCATGTTATCTCGCATAGTAGGATAGACTGCAAACGTCCCATCGGTTAGTCCTACCACAGCAGCTTTAACAGGATTCCCCGGCTCAGTAAAAGGCCGATGCTCTAAATCCAGCGTCCCAGGTACAACCATACCGGGAGGATTACCTTGAGGCACATCCAACTTCCCAAAGCCAGTGATATCCTTTGGCGTCTTACTCGTCATCAGATTAGGGTATCTCCAGATTCGATAAAGGCTCTCCCACTCACGTATCTTAGCCGCCTTCTCGACGTTCTGCATACCAAGCTCGGTGAACATCGTGCTTCTCTTCCCCTCAGAGAGAACTGGAATCCTCTGCTTCTGTTGGAAAGCAGCTTCCTTAACTGCGGCCTTCACATCACCCTCTTCTAAGAGTGAGTTCACAAAGCCCATGTAGGTTGCATGATTAGCACCGAACAAGGCCCGGAGACTAATTTCCAGATTATCTCCAAACTTACCTAGCTTGTGCAACTGCGAATAAGGATTAGGTATCGGCTTGTATCCTTCTTGCCCAATGCCTACGATGTTACTAGGTGCTTGCATACCTGGGAACACCCAAGGCGTAGCCGCAGCAAGCGACGGAGGAAACACCAGACCAAAGAACGTATTAAAGCTCGTCTTAGCTATGGTGCTAAGTTCACTTCCTCCACCGCGCAGGGCATAGTCCATACTCTGCATGAAACCATACGCCAGCGGTGCTATCTCAAGCGGGAACGGTATCTGAATCCCTTCCTCTGGCGGGCGTCCGGGCCAAGGCAGATACCACTTAGTAGCTTTATCGTACTCCGTCCGGCCCTCCATCATATAGTCCAGATACTCCTGACCGAGACTTGCCGTATATAAATAACTAGCCATCTGCGGCACACCCACACCTACCCACATGCGTGTCGTAAACGTCAGTGGGTCGTTCCAATAAGCCTTTCCGATGGCGCGGAAGCTCTGGACCATAGCGTTGTACCAAGGGGTAGAGGTAAGAGCAGCATGACTCAACCTGCCCGTGGTTTTCAGTATCCCCTTCGTGATAACATTTTCACCTACAATCCCGCTCTTACCAACGCCATGTTGTAGCTCAGGACTCACACCAAAGGCTCTCGTCTTATTCGAGTATCGATCTCTAAACAACGGCCTCCCGGTCTTAGTCACGTCGCCGGTGATACCTTTCAGGTCCGCCACGACTCTATCTATGTCCCCTGGTTTTGTGGAACTTTTTCTTAAAGTTCTCTTCACATTCCTCGATGTAACACCATAGACGCCAGCGTTCTGGATGGAGTCGATCACGTTCCCCCATATCCTTGCTAATACTTTCCCTTCGTTAGGGATTTTATCAAACATCTTATCGATCTTAGTCTTTGCAGCTTGGACCTGCTGCTTAGAATAGCTCGTATCCACACCACCGGCTTGTTTCACAGCATAATAACCGGAAGTCTTATATGCGTGATGAACGTCATTCGCCCAGTTCTTTACGAATGTATCACCAAAGGTACTCTTCATCCACTTGATCGCAGGACTACTATCGCGCTGAACCGCGGCAACAAATCCCTCTCGCCCTTGATTCCAGAGTTGCTCGAATATCTTGGCGAAGGCATGGGTCTGAGCAGCACCAGGCATAGGGATATATCTACCTCCGAGATATAGTCCCAAATGCCTATACTCTTTCGGTGTGGTGATCTGTGCTAGGTGTGTGTCACGGAGAAAGCGAGTCCAAGCAAAGCCAAAGGCTCCGTGCCCAGTAGTATTCCACTGGAACACTTTGCCCGGAGTAAGTAACCAAGAGTGTTGAGCCCAGTTAGGGTCGAAATGTAACGCATCAGCAAACGGCTGATTCGTGACATACCGCTCTCTCTTCCCTTTCCTAAACATAGTGACAGTCTTGCGGTGCCACGTAGGATTAGCTTGGTACTCTGACTCACTGATCTCCCTAAATAACTTCTTCCCTACATCATTAGAGAGAAACATATCAATGACAGTACCACGGACGGAGTTAAGAATCCGGCTTCTCATTACATAGGTAGCCCAATTCTGCATGTTGTCATATGCTGGCAAATGCGGTCCCGGTCTGTTCTTGAAGCTCTCACTGTACTTGAACACATGGCTGATCTCCCCGGATAGGATATTAGGGAAGTGGCTTGTGTCTGGAACCATAGAGACAAAACTACTATGGTTCTGTCTAGCGAAATTGGCATCCGCTCTCTTTACAATAGCATATTCACCATCCGCAGCGAAGTTAAGTAAGCCCTCGTTAATCTGCTTGATACCCGCTTGATACAACTTAGCGTCAGGAAACTGAGCCTCGATAGATTTCAAACCTTTTCTAATAGAGGTAGCAGTTTCTCCATCTAGTGTCGTCACAGGCTTCTTAAACCCATGCTTCATAGCTTGTTCAAGCGCATTTAACCTAGCATACTCATTAAGTAATGCCTGGTTTTCTGGCGCCTCTCCAGAGTACCTATTCAAGACGTTAGAGATAGCAACCTTAGACTTATACTTATAGTCTAAGCCATTTAACTCTCCAGTCTCAATGGCACTCGCTACCTTAGCTTGGTGTTGTGCGCTAGTATGAGAATCAATGGTGTAGCTGAGTTTATCTCTACTCAAGCCCACTCTGTCCATGCTCCGATACAATGGTAACGTAGGATCAGAAACGTGTGCGCTCACTACGTCCCACCAAGGCACATTCGACTCTAAGTCGCTCGGTGCTTGCATTGCGCTAGGATCAACTGCCTTCGGCTGGACGGTAGGAACGAACTCGGAGAGGTACTTGATGCTCCTAGGAGCGACAATCATCCCGATTGTGCCCAAGCCCATCCAGCCAGCGAACCTAGCAAAGTCACTGTTCCTAATATCAGCATTAGCACTATTCTTGCCAACTTTATAGTCTAATGCGTCATCCTTTGCCTCAGCATAAGCTTCACCATCTATGTTCTCAAAGATGGTCTGGTACTTATCTGCGTCACCTTGAATAGCGGTTCTGATTGCTTGATCTGCAACAAACTGTACGCCGATGTTCGCCGCGACGTTCTTCGCCCCGCCACCAATAGTCACAGGAGTGATAGATTCAATAGCCCTCACGCCCATAGATGAAGGAAGAGTTGCACCCTTGAGCAGATGCAATCCAGCACCACCAGCGATCTGTGCAGCACTCTCTATTGGGTTCTGTGGGTCGTTGATAGCGAACTGTTTGTTTACTTCTTCGTATATCTCGGCGCCAGACTTCAACAACTTCTGGCTAGTCTCTTTACCTACGTCACTCCCAAGCACCCCCGGAACTGCGCTAACCATGCCAGCGACGGTCTCAACGTCACCGGGGATTTTAGCAATACCCGTAGCGGTGAGTTTAGCGAGACGATCCGCGTTTCGTTTAACGTAATCCCAGTCTTTGAAGTTCTCAGCTTGGCTCTGTTTCTTCCACCGATTTCTCAATGCTAATTCATTCTTAGCGTTCTCATAGTTAGGGTGGATATCGTTACTTGCGGCCACGATGAGTTCATCATCGGTGTATAGATGGATCGGTTTTGTGTTCTTTCTGGTGTTATACTCGATCTGTTGCTCGGGCGACATAAGCTCAGGCGGGAGGATGCTACCAGTAAAATCGAGGCTCCCATCATCCGTGAACTTATTGATGCTCGCGGCCTTCTCCTGCGGGATCAGGGTCGGATTTTGGTAGACCTGATCCGTTACGATTTTACTTAAACCCTCCTCAACGGTATCACCACTGAGAAGGGCTTCGAGGTCCTCTAGGATTCCCATTTTCTACCCAACTTTAAGTTAAAGTTGCTTCGCTTATTCTCCGTCAGTCTCAGCAGCGATCCAGTCAGCCATCGCGTTATAAACGCCAGCCTTCTTCTTCATTTTGTTCACGCTCTTGCTCATCGGAGAAGCTACCTTCGGCGCCATCTGCTGACGAGGCTTAGAAGTCTGATTAGGGTCAGAAGCTGTAGCTGCGCCACCGGGATTAGCAACAGCAGGAGTAGTTTTAGCCTGAGTACTCGTACCACCACGGCCCTCTGGACTAGATAATCTCTCAGGCGTCCCGTACTCAATCGGTTGTTCCCCCATACCTAGCGCCTTAGTGATAGCCTCTACTATCGGGTGCGAGCGCTCTTGCTGCGGTAGCCAAGGCAACGGAGGTTGTTCTCCCGCCATAGGCATGTTCATGCCACGGTTCCACTCAGACTTCTCTACCTGTTCAGGTGTAAGAGGTATGTCTTTTTCACCAAAAGCCATTTTAGTAACCCTCCGGGCGCTCCGGCCTTCTACCTGGATATCCGCTGCCCTTCTTGTCGTCTTTCATTTGTCGATCTGCGATTCTGTCTCCAGTTGATTTATTTTTCTTTGAAGCCTCTTTCTTAGGAGCAGCACCTTTATCCCCTTTAGCAGACCTATTAACTCTCGGTCCTTGATCGGGCTTTGAGCCTCGATCGTTCCGGGGTCTGGCGTTCTCTTCCTTAGGCGCTTTCGCCTTCTTACTCGGAGTTGCATCTTCTGCTGGTCCTATAGGAGTTGTCTTAACAGGAACGGGAGTAGGTCCTGGGACAGGCGCCGCTGGCGCACCTGCATCTTGTGCGATAAGCTGATCGATCAATTCTTGCTTCGGGTCGGCTGCGGCTTCTGGAACTCCTACCTCTGGAACTCCAGTTTCTCCACCTAGGCCGAGCACACTCTGAAGCATACCTAAAAGGTCTGTGCCAGATGGTGGACCGTTCTGTTGCGACCAGTCCATAGCTGCACCACCACCATATTTATAAAGCAAATCTAA